CAGCAGGTCCAGTAGCACCATCTACACCAATAATTCCGTCAATACCAGCAGGACCAGTAGCACCATCAACACCAGCAGGTCCAGTAGCACCATCAACACCAATAATTCCGTCAACGCCAGCAGGACCAGTAGCACCATCTACGCCAATAATTCCATCAATACCAGCAGGACCAGTAGCACCATCAATACCAGCAGGTCCAGTAGCACCATCAACACCAGCAGGTCCAGTAGCACCATCAACACCAATAATTCCGTCAACGCCAGCAGGTCCAGTAGCACCATCAATACCAGCAGGTCCAGTAGCACCATCTACACCAATAATTCCGTCAACACCAGCAGGTCCAGTAGCACCATCAACACCAATAATTCCGTCAATACCAGCAGGACCAGTAGCACCATCAACACCAATAATTCCGTCAACACCAGCAGGTCCAGTAGCACCATCAATACCAGCAGGTCCAGTTGCTCCAACATTGCCACCAGCACCAGTATTCAATGGGATACCGCCTGGGGTTCTTCCATCACTTATACGTAAATCACCAACTGATTCATTATAAAATATTGTACCTTTTTCGCCTACATATTGGTCGGCTGATAGCGAAGTCACACGACCCGATTTGATTTTATGAATTGTCATTTAACTTCCAAAAATGTAAATTAATGCTTTTTAGAATTTCTGAATTCTTGTTCTAGCCAGTCAAAATTTTCGAGAAAATCGTATGATTGATTTTCTTTTTCAACCATTACTTTTTTATCAGTAAAAACATCTTTTTCAGATAATGTATCTCTGGTAGGTGGAAGTTGCACGGTTTCTGACTGTGTTTTGTCAGATAACGCACCTTTGTCATGCAATATTTGATTGATAACAGGGTTGGAAGCACCGGCCTGATGTTTCTTCAATTCAAATTCTTGTTGTAGTGGAAATACATGAATTGGAACTTCTGGTAATTCACCTTTTTCAACAGGATCATTAGTTGACGTAACAATTCCACCTCCATCCGATGGGATTGTTATAGAAATTGGTATGTTTATGGTCACCGGGCTGCCGCTGGCGTTCTCTATTAAAAATTCTTTAGCTCTCATGGATGTATTTATTATTTTTCTAAATTGCAGCCGGTTTAACTGAAACAACTGCATCCATTTCTTCTATTGTAAATTTCAAAATCCAATGGTCATTTTCAAAAATTGGTATATTATCATATGCTACTATGAATTTACTTTGATCGATTGATGAACAATCCTGTATAGTTACTTCTAGTATTTTGTTTTCAGACGATATTCCTTCTTCAGTTTTTTCATACCATTTTGATAATGTATATCTATCATCATATAAAGAAAATGGATTTTCATTATACAAATCATTCCATGTATATGGATATTTTATTATTTCATTTGATTTTGATACTTTGATATAATTCATATTTTTACCTTACAGTTTAATCAAGGTAACATATCCAGGATTACTTCTAGAACTAATGCTAGTAGTCCCAGATACAGTTATATTAGTTGCACTAGAATGTATATAATTTTCCGGCGTTGTCTGATATGTGCCACCATTGCCACCTGCACCACCAAATTGATCATCAGTTCCCTTACCTAATCCATATCCACCTGCTGAATACAGCCCATTAAACCCTCCAAGAGCACCATTTATACTTTGTGTTATCCAAGATGTCCAACCTGACCCAGCTGTCGTTGTATAGGTACTACTATTAGATGGGGTTGTAGTTGCAAATCTATTTTCTTTAGCACCAAGCCCTCCTGCTGCACATATTAAATTTGTTCCAACATTGGTAGGATTAAATAGCCATTGATTTTTTGTACCCTTTGCTACAAACGTTGCACCACCACCTCCTGCACTACAATAATCACTGTAGGTTGTATGTCCAGCTGCACCTGCTTGGCCAATTGACATCCATAAAATATCTGATTGTTCAAATGCAAATGTTGCCTCTATGTATGCACCAAGACCACCAGCATATGAACTATCCCCACCTGGTGCTCCTCTTGCAACGATCTTATAATTTCCGGTTTCTGGTATACAAAATGCTTGAACACCTTGAACTGGAACTTTAAAATAAACGTTGTTATTTAAAAGAGTATACAAATTTCCAGTATACATACTCAGTAATTGAGCATTTGTTGGACCATACATCCATGTTTTAACGGTATTAGATCCATATGTGCCAGCTAATAAAGGACTGGTAAAAGTTCCCGATGTAAAATCAAATAGACCAGCACCGCCGCCTCTTCCTCTGCCGAAATCCCGCACACTTGCACTTGAAAATGTTGATAATAATGGCATTATATTTCCTATGCAAATTTAGACTGTGATGCAAGAACGGTATATGTTAATGAAGCAGTTTTAATAATAGTATAAGTGTAAGCATCAATTGCGCTAGCATTACCTGATGTTGGTGCTGAACCACCCTGCCATTTAGGAGTTACTGCAGCGGCATCTATTTTAACTCCCGATGGATAATATGCTGTACCGCCATTTGTATTCATAAACACAACTGTTACAGATTCACCAACATTCATGACAGAATCAAGTGTATTACTTGCATTTGATCTAATATTAATTGTAAAGTTTGCCGATGCATTCGATGTATAATATAAAATAGATTGCGTTGAGACATCAAAATTTATAGTTCCTGTTGCTGCTGTAGCTGATATAGTAACACGTTCTTTAGCGTTAACTAATTTTGTAGCAAGTGCAGTTGCAGAACCAGCAAATATTTGTGTATTAGTGAATGTATTAGAATTTGCAGTATTTAAACTAATAACCCCAGCATTAATAGAAATAGTAGTTTCATCTATTTTTACTCCGCCGATTGTTGATGCAGTGGCTGCTGGAATCACCTCACTAGAAGGATTAATATATCCTGAATTTGTTAGATATGATGAAAAAAAAGCAAGATTTCTATTATTTGACATAATGTATTTATCCTAATATTTTATATAATTATATTATAAAATGTTAAATTACTATTAGTGCTAGATGCAGATGCGTTATAAAAATAAAGATCCGCATCAGTATTGGTAGTTATTGTGTATGAAGCAGCCGCCAGAGTAATACTTGGTCCTGCATATGATAGATCGGTTTTTTTAATAATTGATATAGTTTTATCGTAAAGTGTATAAGAACCAACGAAATAGAGATCAGGAAGAAGTTTCATTGCATAATATCCATGATACAGATATATGTTGCCTTTATTGTCTTTTTCCAACAGATCCGGTGGAAAATTTGTACTATTACCACTCAAGCGCATAACCCATACCACTGAAAAATTAGAAATATTATAGCAATGCACATAACTATATGGAGTATATTCACTGCTGATTGTATAAATGTAATTTCCAGAAATAACAGAATTATTTGTACTACATCCGTTTCCAATGTAAGTAGATCCTGGATCAGAAAATGTTGTTGTAGAAAGCCAAGAAACTGATGAATTGAGTCTAACAGTAACCCCTAATGGTTTCGTAGTACTGGTAGTTGTACAATATGAACCATGTAGATATATTATCCCAGATGAATCAACTGTTGGTTTATTATTCAACCCAATATAACCACCAGATGGGCCTGATATAGCTATTGCTGAAGTGTATTGACCGGATAATGAATTTCCAAATTTATAAACAGATTGCGTTGAGTTCCAATATGATGAAACATAAAAAGTCCCAGAGTTGTTTTGAAATACTACCCCGCCATACGGTATATTATTTTTAGAAATCAAACCACCATCAGTATTGATAATGTAACACACCCCGGTAGTATTACTATATTTTTTAACAGATGCATATAGGTAACCATCAGTTCCAATAAAACAATTAACAGAATTAACAGCTGATGATGAACTAGAAATATATCTCCGCCATAGCATTGTACCATTTGATGAATATTTAGAAATAAATACATAGTTATAATACCCTGATTGAATAAAATCAGACATAACATAGCAATTATCGGATGAGTCAATGCATGAATCAATTGTTTTTTCAAGGCTAGGGAATTTTTTCTGCCATAATACGGTCCCACTTGGTGAGTGTTTAACCATATATGATTCCCTTTCAGTTACAACAGTTGTATAGGTAGCATAAATACTACCATCAGAACAAACGTGCAATGTATTTGCACCTGACATGTAGGTATTACTGCTAGTGGTTATTGATGATTTAAATGCACACCATACACCTTCATTAGGCCATAGATCTGATAATCGTTGGATATAGTTATCTTTGATATTAAATATCCCTGATGTTTTGAATTTACTTATTGATATTTTAGATGAACGAATAATATTACCAAAATACTTATTGACAGATGCCATGATATTTCCCTTTAACTATAACTTACTTTAACGTATCCAGCCTGCAAGGTTGACATCAATTCTCTGGTTACATTTGTTGCAGTAGTATCTACATAACAATCAGAATACTTCGGGCCATTAATGGTACCCCCGAGAGGAAATCCACCAGCACTGATATAATAAAAAAATGAATAATAATATGAATGTCTAGAGCCATTTAATGAGCCGGATGAAGATTTAACGGCATTATATGCAGTCAATGATTGTCCAGTATAACTAGCATTTACAACAGTGCCATCACTATACGATAATCCTGCACCTGCACACACTAAACATGCGGTTAAATTTGCTATATTAGTTATATCAGAACCTTTGGCGACTAATGTAAATCCACCACACCCCCCGTTGTTAGATGTCCCATAACCAGACTGTGTTCCACGATGGCCTATTAACATCCATATTATCTCATTTTTTAATAAACTAAAAGTTGCTGTTATTTTTGCTGGATATCCATATAAGGTGCTACCCCCAGAAGCATTACCGCTGGGGGCACCGGCTACTTCAAATGTGTATAACCCTGATTTTGGTACAGTCCATACTTGAACCCCATTATATGGTACTTCAAAATATGTATTCGTACTATCTGCTAGTATTGATGAGAGTGTACCTGTCCCAGTTCCAATACTATCATAATATGTTTGTAATTCGGCTTTTGTTGGCGGGACCGAATTTGGTGGTATATAGGATGAATTAGAAGTTTGAATATATCCAAATTGAGTATTTTTTGATGTACCGAATGTAACAGGAAAAACTAATTTATATAATTCAAACCACGGCCAGCTTGTGTTTTGATATGCATTTTTTACCGACCAAATTCCGTTTGCTACATCAGTAGTTACAGTGATAGTTTTCCCTATTAAACTACCACCAAATCTAGCCATTAAAACATATCCTCGTAACTAACAACATATACCAATGTACTCGCAATTGATGATGTAACAATGATGGACATGCCTTCTTGTAAGTAGAATGAAGATGCCTTATCTATTGCAACCAATGAAGCATTATATGGCACCACTACTGTAGAAAGTAATGAATATGCAACACCACCTGATGGTGAAGAACCTTGTGACACATCACCATTTGTATAAAGTGCTATTGAAGTTGGTATATTTGATGATGTATTTATATTAGATATGTTTATAACATTGATTTTATAAACATGTCCTGAATTTGCAGGATTTGCAACTAATACAACCGCTGATGTTACTGATGGGTTATAATATGTTGTTACCCCATTAATTGTTGATAAATTTGCTATATTTGGATTTGCCATTATTATTCCATAATTTATTTTTAATACTCAGATGCTTTCTGCCATATTAATATATTTAATACTCGTAGCGGCTATTTCATACGTTATGGTATACTTTATTGAATTTGCAATTGATGATGATACCACTATACAATTATTTTCTGGTAGGTAAAAGCTAGTAGCTCTATCGCTAAAGACCATCGATGATGAGCTATATATTGGTATATCTTTCATCATTTCAACCATAGTTCCTGGGAATGGGTTTTTTATAATTCCAACTCCAATACCCAAATAGACACTACAGATTGCGGTGCCTTCACTTATATTAGATGCAAGTATTGATTCAATTTTAATTGCACAATCCGAACCATTTGAAAGTAATACAATGTTACCAGTGGTAGAAGGAGTTAGATATGATGTTTTTAATCTCATTGCGGTCATTTTAAGTAAATTTTGAACAGCCATATCATCCACCAAATATAATTGTCATAATAAGACTCTTTCCTATATGAGAATTACTACTTATCACACCGTTATCAATTGTAACAGTTGTGCCATCTACTTTAACCCCGCCCAAGGTTGATGTAGTAGCGGTTGGCATAGACTGTAATGAAACATTTGAAAAAGCAAAAATATCTACTAAATCTTCTTCATTACAACCAGTATTTAGTGTTATTGAAGCCCCATTAGTTGCGGTATAGGATGCGGGATCTAATAATGTTCCGTTGATATATACGTTTATAAAATTAACTGTATATATTACATTAAATACTGTTTGTCCAGGAAGTGCTGTATATGAAGTTCTATTATACGCAGATGAACCTCCTCCACCTGCTGAACTAATGACACCATTATCAATAGTAATTGATGTTCCATCAACTTTTACACCACCTAATACTGTTGTACTAGCAGTTGGTAATGTATAATTCGAAATGAAGGTTACTTGATCAGATGTGTTTTTAAAATACAATTTTTCATCGGCATAATTCAACGCGATCTCGCCATAATCTAAATCAGTAGCGAGTGGGATTTTGCCGATTACTGATGATTTTTTCAGTAATACTTTGTTTGCCATTTTAAATCCTATAGAGGAAAGTTCTGCAATAATTGCAAGGGTAGAATAGAAATTCTTCCCAATATTTTATTTAGTAAGTACCGCCGTCTATATCACCAACCGATAACACACCTGATGAATATAATAGCCCACTACCAGCAATGGTTGATTTTAATTGTAGGTTATCAGCTGCAATTTCAATACCACCATCAGTTGCAACATTAACAATAAATGTTGAACCGGATAATGTCAACCCATCACCGCCTGAATACGCACCACCACCATTGAATTGTACCCATTGCTGACCTGAAAAATTGGTCAAATAATGATTACCTTGTACCCAACCAGATTTACCATAATTGGTACCTTCTAATATGAATATTGAAGCACCTTTTAATTCAGCATAAGTATCTGCGTCAGCTGATCTAGATAATGTATAATTAGAACCATCATCGCTGTATAGATATACACCATTTTCTGATGCAGTTGATTGATTTTTTAATAAAATTCTATAACCATCGCCGTGTGCTTGAGTTAATGCACCATGACCATCAATAACCAAAGTCCCAGTTGTTCCAGTTAATTCTACATTAGAATCTGCTAATAAATTAGCAGCATCTTTCCATGTTAACCCAGTAACTGCATTATCAACATAATCTTTATTAGCAGCATCACTACCAACTTCTGGTGTACCAACATTGGTTATTTTCGCACCATTGACATCAACATTCCCTAACCCATTTGGGTCTAATGAAATATCGCCATTTGTATTTGTGGATGAAATAATATTGCCATTGAAGTTTAAATTATCAATTGTTAGTTCGGTTAATCCAGCTAATGAAGTGGAGGTTGCGCCTAATGATATAGATGTTGAGCCAATGGTTATTGAGCCACTAACTGGTATTGCGGCCCAAGATACAACACCAGCTCCATTAGTGGTTAAAACATAATTGGCAGTACCATCTACTCTAGGTAATGTATAAGCACCAGCAATAGAAACTTTTCCAGTACCATTAGGTGATAATAATAAATTTCCATTAGTATCAGTAGTGCTAATAGTGTTGCCATTTAATTCAATGTTATCAACTAATAAATCATCGATTTTTTTATTAGAATCTACCACAATAGCAGACGATGCAGTTAATGTGCCAGCAGTATGATCTAATCTATCGGTAAAAAATTTACCACCGATAACAACATGGGTTGCGGCATTTCCACTAGTTTCTGAACCCATACCAATGTATAATCGATCACCACCATTACTACCATTATCTGTTAATCCAGAATATGCTAATTCACCATTACCTAATGTTGATGGATTGCCTGATGTTTCTGAACGTTTTATTCTAATAATGTTACTCATTTAAATTCCTTAATAATGACCGCCATCTAAATTTTGATTGCTGCCAAGCGATAATAACACATTTGTGTTATCTGTTAATTGACTAATATCAGTTGGTGCAAGTGAACTAATAACTCCATTATTAATAGTAATAGTATTTCCATCAATTTTGACACCACCTTTAATAGTAGTAGAGGCAGTTGGTAGTATATAAGTACCGCCGCCTGAACCACCAATGATAATTCCACCTGGAGTTTCTCCATCCGATATTCGTATAGTATTGGTATTACTATCGTACCAAAGACGATTGCGATCACCAATCCGAGTTTCCCCGTCATCATATCCGCGATAACTAGTAAAAAAATCTTGGGTAAAGGCCACGATTAATCCTCAAAAGGACCATCATCATCTGCCTGATCAAAGACAGATTGAATACCTGATGATTTTTTCATCAATTCGATCTTCTGTTGTAATGGTGGAACAAAAACTGGATTATCTTCTAATTCAGATGGGTCTTTTTTATTTTCTTTGTCGCCATCTAATGTATCAATTACATCAGCCAACGCTCTCATAAATTCTGCAGCTCTCATAGATGTATTTATCCTTAATAGATTTCACGCCATTGCATACTAACACCAACATTAGTTGATTGTGAGCCAAGATTAGTTGCAACTACTAGAAATATCTCGGAATCCGTACTGTCAAAGTTTTGCACAATATAATTCTTTTTTGCAGATGATGGGATGTTACTAGCCGGTGCGCCTCCTGCTTTTTGACTACCTTGGGTAGATGCACCAACAAATCCACTATCCATTTCTTGCCCATCTGTCCATGCGGTAGCAGTAGAATTATATTGAATACCTGAATCATTATGCACATCTACCCATGAATTACCTGTTAGAAATGCTTGTGCTGGTAATTTTATCAGTCTCCATTTAATATTAACACCATCACTGAATATATTCAAATTACCCATGCGAACAATCATTCTATTTGAATATGTATGAAATGTATTTTTTAATCTAATTGCCATAACTGGCGCAGTAATTCCAGCATTTATCACTTTTAATGTAGGTGTAGTAGCAGCCCAATCCTGTCCCGCTTCAACATAGCCACCTTCACTGAATACTGTTGAACATATTTGATCCATAGATCCACCCGTAGTTGTACCAATATTTCTTATTTCGCATCTAACGGGAAGATTTGGATTACTCATGTAAACAGTTGGTAAATTATTGCTATGTAAAAATTCATGAACATAAACTACACCACCATCATGTGCAAATCCAACCCTAACTCTACCAACGCCCAGCCACTGGAAATCAATCGCTACTAATTGTGTATTAAGTATGTTCAACCATGATACAGTATCTAAATTCCATTGTGATTGAGTTTTCCTGACTTCAATGGGAGCGCCAGAAACAAAACTTCTTATTACCCATGATAAAGTCCCATCGCCTGCTTGTTCGAAATAAATTCCATCGTTGTCATCAAAGTATCCAGTTCGTTTAACTACGTTCGGTGTAGCTGCTCCAAAATTTATACTACTAAAAATTACTTGAGATTTACCAGGCATATAATGATGATAAAATTTTGTTTGATGGATGATAAAACTAGATGGATTAGAAGTAGTGGTTAATGTACAACATGCTTTATTTTTTACAAATTCAATGGCACCACCATTTCCAGCATAATCAATAAAAGCGGGGTCGATACCATATAAGTGCTTATAATCACCTAAAGTAAAAGGTTCTGAAATTCTTTGTCTACCGAATGCATCTAGGGCACCAGTTGAAAATGAAATAGGGATAGGATTTCCACTATCATTTTTTATTTCAACTTCTGGTAAACTGCTAATTGAAACACTGCCATCCACTGTAATAGAACCACCATTATCACTAATTGCCCATGGGGTAGTACCTTGTTTAACAGTCCAATCACCATCTTGCTGAACTTTTCCTATAACTGCAGAACTCGTTTTTAATGTTACTTGCCCATTAGTACCGATTGATACTGGTGCAGAATGATTTTCATCCCATACATTCCCTAATGTATCGATTTGAATTCTAACCTTATCAACCAGAACATCGCCTTGTAATGATATTCCATCAACATGTGTGCGAACAACTGGTTCACCAGACTCATTATATTGCATAGCTTTATGCAGATTTTTTAAATTATTATCGTTTGGGTGAATATATGTCATCTTAAACCTCTGGACCTAATTCCCATGGATGTCCTGTAGCTGGACTAACTGTTCCTGGGCTATTATAAACATTATATGGTCTATAACCAATTTTAGTAATATCAACTGGATCAGTATTAATAAGTTTTCCTTGACGTTTTAATTCAGCCAATTCTAATTTTAAATCTCTACGTTCGGATTTTGGGATGTGTGTTGAAATACCATTTTCTGCCATAATTTTTTTCCTTTTGTATATTTAGTTAAATATCGGTATGATTAACAAAGAACCATTCAATAAACTTATTAATGATTTAAAAGAAACTGGAAAGTATAGAGTTTTCAATGACATACTACGAGAACAAGGTAAATTTCCAAATGCAATCTGGTATGGGCCATATGCCATTAAAAATATTGTCAATTGGTGTAGTAATGATTATCTATCACTTGGACAGCATAAAGTAGTACTAGATGCAATGCGAACAGCATTAGATATGACAGGTGCTGGATCCGGTGGTACGAGAAATATATCAGGTACTACCCATTATCATGTTGCATTAGAACATGAATTGGCATCATTGCATAAAAAAGAGAGTGCATTATTATTTACTTCGGCTTATGTAGCGAATACGTCAAGTTTAATAGCATTGGCTAAAATTATCCCAAATATTGAATTTATAAGTGATAGCAAAAACCATAATAGTCTAATAATGGGTATTGTTCATAGTCGTGCATCTAAACAAATATTCAAGCATAATGATTTAGTAGAGTTGGAAAATTGTTTGAAGAAATCGGTTCAAAATGAAAATATTCCCTGTATTGTATTTGAAAGCATATACAGTATGGAAGGTGATATTAGTCCTATTAAAGAAATTTGTGATTTAGCTGACAAATATAATGCTATTACATACTGTGATGAAGTTCATGCAGTAGGAGTTAGAGGATTTACTGGTGCTGGTGAGTTAGAAGAAATGGATTTGCAAGATCGAGTTGATATTGTTAATGGTACGCTTGGCAAAGCATTTGGTGTACAAGGTGGTTATATCGCAGGGGATTCTATAGTAATTGATGCTATTCGAAGCATCGCGGATGGATTCATCTTTAGTACGTCATTGAGCCCAGTTATTGTCGCTGGCGCATTAGCTGCAGTTAAATATTCAAAAGCTCATAATGAATTAAGAGAAAAACACCAAGAACGTGCTAGTAAATTAAAAAAAATGATGAAGGAAGCTGGAATACCAGTGATGGATTCAGTTACACATATCGTACCTGTTTTGATTGGTGATGCTAAAAGAGCTAGAGAAATTAGTGATAGATTATTAAATGATTATAGTATTTACGTACAAGCAATTAATTCTCCAACAGTAGATGTTGGCACTGAACGATTGCGATTTGCACCAACTCCGTTTCATGATGATGGAATGATTGAAGATTTAATCGATGCATTAAAATCAATTTTGTAAATGTTTACGTACTTCTTAAACACTATAATATGTTTCTTTTGAACAGTTAATAAAACCATTGAGGTGATATCCCTAACAATTAGGGATATCGAGTATGACTGGTTAGCAGTCTTCTGCACCAGTGAATTCTGGGCGTTGCTTGATGATTTCATATAATGTTGCACGATCTGCACCAGCAACATATTCTTCACCAGTTATTTGAAATTTTCCGGCAGATAGTGGTTGTTTTTCATTATCTCTTGCTTCTTTGGATGCATATCCATAGATAGTGATTTCAGTGCCCTTTCCTTTGAAATCCTCTTGTACTGCGCCAATATTCCAATATTGAGCATATACTGGTGATTCTTCAGTACCGAATTCAGTATTAATATTAATTTGTAATGCCATTGTATTTTCCTATTTGTTGTTAATTATTCTTTCAATATTATTTATTTTAGATTTTAGAATTGCTATATCATTATTTTGTTTAGCATCATCATCTTTTGCATGAAGTACACTTCTAGCTAAAAACTGTAATAATGATTCATCCTCAGTATCTGTTTCTGGATAGTGTTTTTTCGCATCACTTTTTAACTGTGCTAGATAGTTTGATGTCTCTATTAATTCACTAATCTTCATACAGGATTCCTTCTAATCCACATCCAAATTTTGACAATACGTAATAAATGTAGTATAATATTTTCATAGTAATATTTATAAATAATGGTGTAGATCGCGGAATTGGCGTTCCCATCTACTTTAATACTGAAAAGGAGTATCAACATGGATATTTATTCCATTTATAAAATTACAAATACAATTAATGAGAAAATTTATATAGGTTTTACAAATAACTTTGAAAGAAGGATCGTAGAACATACTAGAAACTCAAGAAAACTAAATTCGCATTTATACTATGCTATTAAAAAGTATGGCATCGATAAATTTACCTTTGAAATAATATATCAATCGTTAGAAGGGGATTATTTAAAAAATGCAATGGAGACATATTTTATCAATTTATATGATAGTTACCATTCTGGATACAATATGACCCTCGGTGGGGATGGTACATTAGGAAGATTATGGACCGATAAGCAAAAACAAATGATTAGTATACGAAATAAAGGTCAACTATCAAATAATAAGGGAAAAACATATATTGAATTATATGGGGAAGAAAAAGCATTAGAAAAAATCAATAAATTAAAAAAGACATGGATTTATAAAGAATCATTAAAACCGATGAAGATTATTCACAAAACATCTAGGTTAGGGAGAAGTTATAATGAAATATTCGGTGAAGAAAAGGCTAAAGAAATATCTGAGAAAAAACGTATAAAAATGTTAGGTGATAAAAATCATAGATATGGAAAACCTGGTGCTTTTACGGGTAAGAAACATTCTCCGGAAACGATTGCATTGCGTAAAGGAAAGACCTTCGATGAAATATACGGGGTAGAACGAGCAAAAGAGCTCAAGGAAAAACTGAGTGAAGCTAACACTGGTGAAAATAACCCAATGTATGGAAAAGTAGGGGCCATGGCCGGTAGAACACATACCGAAGAATCTAAATTGAAAATGAGTTTGTCAAGAAAGGGCAAAAAACTAACACCACAGGAAATATTGATTTGTCCGTATTGTGGTAATGCCAGCAATGCATCGAACGCAAAACGCTGGCATTTTGATAATTGTAAATATAAACCTGGTTAGTTAGCGTTGCCTTTGCATGCAGCTCTTTTCGCTTCGGTTAATGCTTTATAATCAACAGGCCATAAATAATTTAATGGTAATTCAACCGCATTCGCTGGGTATGCAAATTGGACTCCTGATAATTGTTGGATTTGATCAATTGGCGCTCTAACTTTTGTCAAGTCATTTCCTTGATTTCCGACATGTGGTATTAGAAATCCAGCAACTTCATTAGTTGTTGTGTCAATTACTATTTTATAAAATGCATGAGGAACGACTATTTGGTTTAAACCAATAGTTTTATCACCTGGTCCATATAATGGACCAGAATAAATTACATATGGATGATTTCTCTGTGTTACCCATCCACGAATATTAGTTTCGGTCAATTTAATTATTCCTCTATTAGTTCCTGGTAATTGAGCCACCATATTAGTTAATAAGAAACTTTCTTTTTCTGTTTGATCGAACCTTGATTGATCTGCATTGGGTACTACGTGACCAATATCATAGCCGCTGCCTTTAAAATCGATTAGCTCTGCCCTACTACCTTTTGGTAAGCTTTGATCGGGGGCAAAGCCATTAGAACGTGGAACACATCCTAACGCATATTCAGGATATAATGTATAAGAAACCCAAACTGGTAATTTTGCAGTAGTATCGTTTAATGTAACATAACCAGCACGACATATTGCTACACCTTGTTTAGAAGTTTGTGGAAAGCCATACGGTGATTGTACTTGACATTTTTCAATTGGATATGGGGCAACTTGTTCCCAAGCATGCACCATTCCTGATGACATTAATAAGATTAATGCAAATAATTTTTTCATTTATAATACTCCGTTTTTATACTAATTTATCGGTTAATGGCCCAGATGGGTGTTGTTGCAACTGTGTTTTTAGTTGTTCATCCAATTCAGCAATTAATTTTGCAACATTTTTATATGGCTGATCGGTTAATGCTGCAAATATTAAATTTACTTGGTTTACATCAAGGGTTACTGTTACTAGTGTTTTATCCATTTTTAATCCTTTGTTTTAAATTTTTATTTATGGAGTTACACAAAATGATCAGAAATTTCTGGAGTTACCCATGGCATAGCTGTATCTATAACTGGATTAATCTTATCGATAATTTGCTTTAAAATTTGTTCATTAACATGTTCTTCGTAATGTCCAACGACGGTGGATTTAATCCAATCTAGTACATTTTCTTCAGTTAATCCTGAAAATGGAATAAAAGGACCTGAGTTATCAGTAGAATCTGCGGTAAATGGAGTAGCACCATTAAAGATGCCTTCATTACCATTTTCATCAGTGCCAATTTTTTTCCAATAGGCTTGTACTACTACATTTGCAGTAGATCCAATTGTAGTAGTTTTTAAACTGGTTACTTCCCATGTATATGTAATTGTCATAATTTATCCTTTTAATTTCAATTGTTCAATATCTTTATCTAATTTATCGATATGCAGTTGTTGTTCTTTAATTGCTTCTATTAATACAGTGCAATCAGTCAAGTCAATTGGTGTGTTTTTGATTTTTCCACGAGAACGTAAATGTCCAAGTATCGCCTCGTTTTACGGGTGGTAAAATATTATTTCTCATTAGGACTACCTTATTTTTGTAATTCTAATATTTATCTTTTTACATTATTTGAACCAGCCTATTTTCTTACCAGATGATTCTCTTTCATAATATTCATTAAGACTTCCAGGAAATCTCCAAGCCCATATTGAGACTAATATCATAAAACCACCAGAATATGCGATTGTGGTAGAATTGTGTGTAGTAAACCATAAAATAACTAATGAACTAGACATGACAGCTAACATCATGTATTTCATTTTTGTTGGAAACACTTTATTATTGACCCAATTACTTAAAAACGGACCAAAAAATTTGTGATTATATAACCATTTATGCATAGCTGGACTACTTTTGCTAAAACATATAGCAGAACCGACAATAAATGGACTGAATGGCAATCCTGGGGTTATAATACCGAGATACCCAATACCTAGTAATATGAATCCAGATATTTTCCATAACCAATTTTTCATTATATATCCTTATGATAATATGCTTTGTGAAAATTCTTCTGCAGCTTTTTCTAATGCTTTATTCCATTGTACTTTGGTGTCATGATTAAACACTAAATCTGTGTCGCTATTGGTAAAACACCAACTAGTGTTCTTATCTTCTGGTTCAATGCCATTAATTTCTTTATGTAGTTTACCAGGTGGCCATCCACAAATTCCAAAAAATAACCTCCACTTTTTTGGTAAGTCATTATTAGAAAATCGTCGCATGATTTCTTTTGATGAGCTTAATGAGAAGTTTTCATTAAGCCGAAGTGTATTATCGCAACTCCATTCATTAGAATGAATTAAACTAATACTATTCGGATTGACTGGACCACCTATATAGACATATCCTGGTATATCAAAATCTAAATCAAGTTGATCACCTAATTCATTTATAGTATAGTTACTTCGTTTATTAAGAACTATACCAATACTTCCTTGATTATGATGTTCAACAATCATTGCGACTGTTTTATACCAGAAATTGCCTTTTACTGATGGCGGGGATATAATTAAATTACCTATTAAATTCATAAAGTTATTTAACTATACAAACCTTGATACAGATTTTTTTACATCTCCCACAGTGATTGTTCCATCTTTATTTCTATCTAATCCTGCATTTTGGTTATAAACTTTGTTTCCGCGTGAACTGATTACATAATTATCAGGTTGTCCTGCAGCGGCTGGATAAAATGTTGCCACATACATATCACCGGCATCGGACCCAGGTTTAAGTTTAACACTTTTGTAATATAAGTAAACATAATCTAGTTGTTCAACAGCTGACATTTTAGCTAATGCATCGGTAGTAGTTCCAAGTCTTCTAGCAGTATCTGGCATGAATTGAATAAGGCCAGTTGCGTTAGATGTTGAATTAACTCTTGATGGATCAACACCTGATTCTTGCTTCATAATAGCAAGCAAATCATTAGCTCTAACACCTAACTTATTTGCAACCTTTTCTAATTTTCTGTTAAAATCTGGGTCTTGAATAGTTGCTATATCAGCAGTCGATGATCCAGCACCAGCCGAATCGGTAGAAGTAGTACCAGTAATATTATCTAATGCACCGAGTGGATTAGATAACATACTAATAATATTACCTGCAGATGATATCGCGCTACCCGCATCAAATTCTGTTAATTTTGAAAATTCACGAAATCGCATTAGTTACCTTTCCATTTGGGCAAAGGGCCTCCGTAGTCAGCCGAACGCACATATTTACCATCAATTGATTGAACTTTCTTACCAATTCTAAATTTTCGTTTTGTATTTCTTTTACGTAAGCCCTGTGCTTGACATGATGATAATTGGCTTGCACCTAATTCACCATCAGTTTTTTTAGAAAGACACAGCTTTTTAGGAGCCTTTCCAGCTTCATCAATTTCGAATTCTTCATCCACACTATATTGCGTTTCTGGTTTGTGACCACGTGGACCAACTTGGTCTTCGCGAGATCCAGGTCGTGCAGGGCGTTTTTTTCCTACTCCAAAATTATCTTCATTTAAAAATTCACTTGCTCTCATGTTACTTCCTCTGTCAAGTATTTATCACAATCCACGATCAATCCATTCGTAAACTGATAACCATTTGCGTTTTCCGATAGTTGATTTCAATAAGGTTAAGTCGGCTTTTGTATTATATTGTTCAGTTGGTTTTGGTGAGGCAAATTCAATTTGTACCCCTTCTTGAATTGCAATTTCTTCCGCTAAATCTAAATAACTGTGTGATAGTCCAGAGCCAACATTCCAGATGCCTGAACCATTGATAGTTTTAATGAAATCAATATGTAATTTGCATACGTCTCCGACCCAAACCCAATCACGTTTGATGCGATCAGCATTTGCCCAAATAGTGATCTTTCCTTCATTTTTGGCCTCTTCTCGCCACTTACATAAGATATCAGCTCGTTCTCCTTTGGTATGCATATATTTTCCATACACGTTGAAGTATCGAAATCCTTGAACATAGATGTTATGCTCTTGCTGCAATACCCATCTATCAAATAAGTATTTCGACCACGCATATGGTGTTTCTGGATGACAAGGAGCAAATTCCGAAAAATTCTTATTATTTCCATAAACAGCGCTGGAACTGGCATATTGCATATGCACTTTATTCTTATTGCATTCAGTAAAAAGCCATTGACTGAACTCATAGTTCTTATGTATAATCGTATCAACGTCAGCATCACTGGTATCTGTAACAGCACCCAGATGTATGACCCATTTATATTTTTTTACATCAGGTAAATTATTAGGATCCCATTCCCATGTCTCGATTTCCCAGAATTCTTCTTGGGATAGCCATTCGAGCATATTACGTCCAACAAATCCGTTGGCACCGGTGACTAGTATTCTCATTTGTATGCCTCTGTAATTATTTATTGACATCCACCATAAGAAGGAGTATAATTCATACATGAATATAGCGATATCAAAGTTAGACAAGCGATACACCGGTCATCAATACTTCAAATACAGCATGGTTTTCAGATGGCAACCTTCTTGGCAACAAGGTGATCGAACAGCAAAATTCTGTGAAATGCGTCAATGGTGTTGGGAAACATTTGGTCCTAGTTGCTCATTAAATGAATTCATGGAGTTAATGATTCATAACAAGCCAATAGTCAATGAAAGATGGTGTTGGACTAGTCCATATGAGGGAACTCCTGCTAGAATACTTATAAAAAGTGAAGAAGATAAGAACTGGTTTGCATTACGGTGGGGCTGATGAAAAAACAATATAAGATAAGTACTGAATTTTTTTCAGCAAACGTGCATCCATATGCAGTTTATTTAGGGGATGGTTTTTATGACGAATATCCTGAAATAATTGAATGGGCATCACAACAATTTGGTGGTGATGGTTGGTGTGAGACCCAAAATGAGAGATGGTCATATACATTTTCATATATATGGTTCGCAAATGAGATTGATAGGAATTGGTTTTTATTAAAATGGAGTTAACATGAGAATTAAAAAAATGCCGTTTGAGCACAATAGTTTTATATTGAGCAAAGATAATGGCAATAAAGGATTAGACACGAGAGAATGGAATGAAGTAGCAGAGTGGCTCACTGAACGAAAAATGAAGTTTAATATGCAAGGTGGCATTCTCACATTGTATAGAGAGATGGATTGCACTTTGTTCACATTAAGATGGATATCAGAATAATTATTAAAATCCAAGGAGTGGATTATGAAAGAGTTATCAAAACAATCAATTTTGTCAATGATACGCAGAGTACAACCAGAATTGATTGCACAAAATATCGTGGGGGTTCAACCAATGACAAGCCAAGCTGGTCAGATATTTTCATTGAGAACGCGATATGATACAAGACCATTGCGTCAAGGCGATGATTATACTGATTACCAAGATTATGTATATTGGGTTAGTCCAAGTAGTAAGATCCATGTTCAAGACTGCGTTAAATGGTGTGAAGAAGTATTCGGAGAAATTCTAGGTGATCGGTGGAAATTAGTACCTGATGATCGATTTATTTTCCGAAATGCAGCTGACAGAAATTGGTTTATTATAAGATGGGGTGCTTGATGAAAAAATTATCGCTTACTAGGGATGTCGCTGTTCGTAAAGCCAGTAAATATTCGGTTGCACATTCGCCGATGGTTGAATTCACTGGCAATCTTGATCAGGTATTCTCTAAACAAATGGAACTAGTTTATAAGCATTTTGAACAAGAAAATAAATGTAAGATTAAGCCGTCATACGATGAGCCAAAATATGCAGAATTTGAGGACGATGCAAATTATACCTGGTTTTTACTGAGATGGTCATGAATAAAATAGCAGAAAAAACACTTAAAGAATTAGCTGATGACACTAAACAGTATGCAAAAGAGTTAGAAAAACAGCGAACCTTTAGAAATCGAATGATTGTGGTATTACGAGAAATACGGGATGATTATGCAAATAGTAACAGTAACTGGAGTATCACTTCGTTACTATCACATATTAAAGACACCTATGGGTTGAACATACCAATGCGTGAAGGTCAAGTTGATGTAGATGCGGCAGTAATAGTAAACGAACACAAATATTTTTTGTTCAAAATAAAATATGGAATATGAAAACAGTAGATTTAAATCAGTTTGATCGACCAATGGAAATTTTCACTTGGATGTGTACTCATTGGGGTCCACCTGGATTAAATGATCGATGGGATTTACGAGAATTAACATATCTTGACTTAACTAATGAGTCAGATTTAACTTTTTTATTATTAAAATGGAATCTTAAAAAACATGATACATGGAATACAAAGTAATAGCTCACATATATTGTGTCATTCAAATGGCAGTTCTTCAATAACATCCGGTTCATTACGAATACAAGATGGTCATTTAGAAGCATATACTGGTTATAGTTGGACACCAATAGCATCTGAGAATGGGATAGTTGGGTTAACGTCAAACGCTGAACAGGCGTTAGATTGGGCATGTAAAAAAATGATTGAAGAAAAAGAAGAACAAATTTTAATCGAAAAATATCCAGCATTAGCTAGTGCCAAAGGTCAATATGATATGATTAAGCAACTATGCAAAGCTGAAGAAGTGCTTGAAAAAAATAATGGGTGATAAATGGGATTTATAATTTTAGTACTGTTACAATTTAAACATTGGTACATTGATTTTGTTAATCAAACGAATATTGAAGTTATTAGCAAAGGACATTATGGTGAGTTACCTGGTATAATGCATAGTTTAAAACATGGCTTTGCCACTGGTCTGATTATTCTATTGATCAACCCATATCTTGCTGCATATATTGGTTTGTTGGATTTTATTCTTCATTATCATATTGATTGGACTAAACGAAACTTTGGTAATCAAGATATCCAGAATCCTAAATTTTGGCGAGATCTTGGACTTGATCAGATGGCGCATCAATTGTGTTATATTGGATATATAGGAATGGTTTTATGAGACGTTCAGTAGATATCAAACAACATGATTCTTGGACCAAAATTACCATCAATAGATCAGTTCCTGTTGGAGTATACGATGACATGATTACATGGTGTCGTGAGCAAAATAGTGATTCATTTTTTTATGCTAATCAAGGCAAACCGGTGATCGATCCTAACACTTTTGAAATTAAATTTTTGCGACATGAATTCTGGTTTGAAAGACCAGAAATGGCAAATTGGTTTAATTTACGTTGGAGTCATTCATGATCAAATTTAATTTACAAATAAAAAATCCTTTTTTCAAAAATAGTAATTTTGAGAATTTATGGTTCAAAAGCGGATCATTTAATCCACACAAGCATTGGGAATTACAACTGATGCATTATGATTGGAACTTGTTTGAACTTAACCTGGTCATTAGTTGGTTAGGTGAAGATCACGCAGGTCCAAAGTTAGAGATTGGTATTTTAGGATATCAATTTGCAATATCAGTCTATGATAGTAGACATTGGGATTATTTAAATAATACATGGGAAGTATATGACAACAGAGAAGAAAACGAGAACACCTAAACCACTAATTGAACACCGAGACATTTTGGGACGTTTGTTAAAGATTGGTGATGTTGTAGCAGTCAGTTTACACAATAATATGAAGATAGCAAGAGTCACCAAATTGAATCCCAAAATGGTTAAGGTACAATTGTTGAATGTGAAAACTAGTACATGGTATACTGGCTCTCACAATAAGTACCCTGAAGATTTAGTGATAGTTGATGGGCCATATGTTACAATGTACATTTTAAAAACCAGTGCGTAGAAAAATAACAAATTTAGATGATGTCCACTCATACGAGGCTAATCAACTTGTGGAGTGGCTAATTAAAAATGTAGGTCCAGAAGTATTGCAATTGTCCAATACATGGTATCGTGCAGGATATAATTGGGAATTATATTTAAAATCTGTATTTGACGATGATACTGGGTATGTGATTAAAGAAAATATATATGTGAAATTTGATGCCAGAATAGTTAAAAGAGCGCAAATGACATGGTTTAAATTAAGGTGGATGGCATGAAACCTATATCAATTACAAAAGAACAATGGAAAAAGTTGTTGTTAGAATTACACAACGATTATCCTCCAAGTGTGCTAGCACTCAGAGAAAAAACAAAACGTGTACTTGGGTTTACTCCGCGTGAACATACCGAATGGGTTGATAATCCTAAATATGCAGCGGAATATAAGAGTTACCTGGAAGCTGAACAGTCTTCATTCAGTTCATTATTTCTGTATGAACCTCAAAGAAAAGAGGCAAAAAAGATGATCAAATTAGATTTTTACGATGAAGCTAAACGCACGTTTTTCTTGATTAAATACAGCGAGTTTTTAAAATGAGAGATTTAATACTAGAACGGATTGCTAACCACTGGGATGAATCCTTGGAAGAAATATTTGACATACGGGTTACTGATGTGTATAATTTATCAGATGAAGAATTATTCAACCTTTACAACACAATCTTTGAATTAGGAATATAATATGAAAATGGTACAGTGCGGCTTATTCAAACTTCCAGGTTTATCTTTTGATAAAGAGGAAATGACAGACGAATTACGTGACGAAATGATTGAATGGTCGGTTAGTTCAAAATGTGGTATTTTTATGACTGATCGTCTTTGGAGTTTTAAAAACGAAGGACATCGTGATTTCTTTATTTTGAGATGGACTGATCAGATTAATAAAAAAGCTTGATGAAATACACAATTCTATGTTCATGTCTATGTGATGACGGGTATGTTTGGTACGCCATTCATACCCTTGATTCAGATATATGGCGGTGGATACGCAATCAATCTTCAGAAAAATGGGTTGATACTGCTGGTATATCATCATTTGACATCCGAGAAGATTTATTTACGATATTTGCGATACGATGGTCAGCTTAAATTGAGATTTTATGAAAAAGAGTATTAAATTAAACACGTCGCAATATGAGCGATTGATATCTCTACGGGATCATGAAAAGCCGTCATTGACAATGACTGCCTATGTTAAAGAACGGTTTACTTGGTTTATGTTACACGTGTGATAATATGATTACTAAAGCGATATATGAACTGCCAGATAAAGCAAGACATTCAATTCAAGAATTTTATTACGCCAATGCTGATCTCCTCACTCACGAATATATGGAATTGTTTCACAAAACATTTAGATGCACTACTGAGGAAATTTCATTTGGTGAATGGACATTGACGTTCAAAGATGAGGATTACACCTGGTTTATTTTAAAATGGGGATCTCATGGTTAGACTTAAATTGAATAATCATACTATATGGCCTATTTTGAATCGATATTTCATAGAACACAAAGGATTATCCGATGGTAAGTTCATTGATCAGTTTGAAACTACTTACAGATGTACTGTCATTGAAATTGATGGGTTTTACGAAATCGAATTTACGGATGAAAATTATACATGGTTTGTATTGAAATGGGGATACCATGACCAATAAAATAATCAGACCAATTGTTGCTAGTAATAAGAAATTCAATATGTATGAGATTGAAACCGATAAGAATAATAACAAATGGTACTATTTACGCATATATTCAGCAGAAATACGTAGATGGGTTAAAACTTGTAATGTGTCATTATGGAAGAGGACCGAATGCATGACTATTGTTGATTATGCTATTAAAGAAGAACTATACACAATGTTTGTGTTGAAATGGGAAGCATAATGCATACCCATTATACCCTTTTACAAAAATCAAAGAATTTTACACTTTTGCATTGTTGTGTTAAAAATAAAGAGTATTGGGCGGTTTCATTAACACCAACTGCAAAGGTTTGGTTATCTGAAAAAGAAATAGCAGATATTAAAGAGTTTTTTATATGTAATTCGTTAGTTAATTCATTGGGTCCAATGTCATGGAAGGTAGAATCGGAAGAATCAGCTCGGGCAATGTATAATTGGGTTAATATAAAATGGTCTGGATATGATGAAAATTGAAACACAGCAACTTATAGAGTACCATGGATTACGAATTCGCAATTCACCCGGTGAAAAGTATGATTGGTGCGCCAAGAACTTTGGAAATCTTGGTACTAGATGGTTCATTAAAAATAATTATATCTATTTCAAAAATGAAGCAGATTTTTCATGGTATGTATTAATGTGGGGGGATAAATGAATGAAATAATGTGTGTACATGAGTTTATAATATCCAATCTTTCATACATGTACCCAGCCACTATGAACGGTCCAGATTATGACCCATATAACGAAATACTCGACAAATTCTATGAATCAGAAATTGGGCGATGGGTGAAACGACGAAGTAAATCAATTAGGGTTTTAGGAGTCGCCGATTATGCATTTGATTGCAACAGATACCAAGTAATGGCAGAATTATCGGAAACTGACAAAACTTGGTTTTTATTGAAATGGGGAAAGTAATGGGGATTATATGTTCACAGTAGTAGATAAGCATTATAACAGCTTAATGAATGATTATTGGTATCGTATAGACGTCCAGGATCATAAATTGATACACTGGATAGTAAAACAACCACAAAGACTATGGTATCATATTGAACATTCTAATCACGGGGTTTCATATACTATCAATGAAGAATTATATACCGTACTTCAACTTACATGGGGAGACCAATGAAACAACACAAATTAGTTTTACAAAGCCATTTAAACCATTACGGGTTTCTTTTTGGCGGCGAGATGTTAAAGTGGATCGATACCGTTGGATATGTTGCAGTCAATGTTGAATTTCCAGGACACGAATTTGTCACAGTTGGATTGAACCAGGTTGTATTTCATAAAAGTATGCCAGCGGGTTCTATCCTTGAATTTGACACAAAGTTGATAAAAAAAGGCACGACATCAGCGACTTTCAACATTGATGTATTCTGTTTAAACAGAAATAATGAATTAGTATTCACAACAGAAATCACATTTGTAGCAATTGATAAAGACGGTAATAAAACACCAATCAAGGACACACCATGACATTTATTCAAAAACATTTACATCACGGTTTTCTAATGCAAGCTTTTGGCTTCAAATCAGCAGCTGGTTATCCAGTTCTTATCGATTATGAAAAATGCACCGATGACAAGATTGTTGGGTATGTGTGCTTTGACTGTTATAATATGCCTTTAGAATGGGATATTAACGGTAGACCATTAAAATTACCATTACATCAAGGTCTGGGATTAGTACCAATCCGAAAAGTCGAAAGTTATGAAGTAATCCCAATTGAAGAACGAGTATAACGATTGAATTCCTCCTACCAATAAATAATGATAGGAGGAATATCATGACCGAAGATGAATTCAAAACCAAATACCCAGATCATGTCCATTGCATTTGTGTTGAACGAACCGAAGATGATTTAAAGTGGGTGGTTAAATTAGCTACTATTTTAAGACATATTGGGTGTAGAGTATTCAGGGAATATGCAATACAGAATAATCCTAAATCTTCAATTCCCATTTTATCAATCGAGCCGTAATACCCTGTCTTTTAAGGCGGGGATGAAAGGCGAATTATATACCCAAAATTTAATCATGTCAAGCAATTACCACTAAATAACTAATGCAAAACCTGAAATATAAATATCGATTGTACCCATCACAGGAACAGATCCAATTATTAAACCAAGTAGTTGGTAACAATCGCTATGTCTGGAATCATTTCTTAAATCAAGAAATGCAACAATACCAGATCGATAACAAGTTCAGGTTTTTCAATAAAAACAGTGCAGATTTAACCAGTTTGAAAAAAGCTACTGAATGGTTGCAATCTTCACCATCAACGAGCTTACAACAAACTATCCGCTATCTTGATGTGGCATTGAAAGCTAGTTTTAAAAAGAATTCTAAAGCTACTAAAGGATTTCCAAAGTTTAAAAAGAAACGAAACTTTTCCGGATCATTTACTCTAGCTATGGTCAATTCTGATAGAAACTGTGATTTCAATTCAGGTAAATTTAAAATACCTAATATCGGATGGATTAAATGCCGTTATCATAGGGCATTACCTAGTGATTTCAAGACATGTCAAATAAAACAAGAAGCCCATAATTGGTTTGTTGTAGTTACATGTACAAAACCAAAATTACCTACGAGAACTACTACTACTAATTCAGTTGGTATTGACATCAATTCATCTGAATACGTGTTAAGTAATGGCATTCGTTACCTAATTCCTAAATTTCTTCGTGAAAACCAAGCGAAAATTAAGAAATTACAACGAAAGCTATCTCGTAAGAAAAAAGGCAGTCATAATTACTTGAAAGCTCAGTTGAAGTTAGCTAAAATTAATTATCGTGTTAAACTAAAACGATTAGATTACTTTCATAAACTTTCTCGTCAGCTTGTCGATGATTATGATGTCATTTCATTAGAAGATTTAAATGTCAAATCAATACAACAATGGAATGGTCATATAATCAAAGATAACGGATTTGCTATGCTTCGACAGTTTATTGAATATAAGTCTGAATTATACGGTGGTAAAACGGTAATAATTGACCGTTATTACCCGTCTAGTAAGACTTGTTCAAACTGTGGTAGTATACAAGACATCGAGTTATCAAGTAGAACATATGACTGCAAGTCATGTGGAGAAGTAATAGATCGCGACTTAAATGCCGCGATTAATATTGATAGGGCAGGAACTGCCCGACTTAATGCCTGTGGAGATCCCCGGTATGATCAATTAGTAATGATTGGTCAATTACTAGGTATCAATGAATCAGGAAGCCTCGTCCTTTAGGGCGAGTTAGTTCACAGAACAAGATCACGCGAACAAGTTTAACGAACTAGTGGAGTATGTGAAAAATGAAAAAAATACGCGATAACATTGTAACCATACATTTTACATTCGCAAAAGAAATCATGATCTTTATCAGGGAATTACGTGATATCGGGTTAATTCAAGGCATTGATTTTGATTTTGAAATAAAATCCTATCCACAAAGAGCATGTTTTTATTTTAAACGCCCTGAACATGCAACTTTCTACCGACTCAAATTGTCATAATTGACATTCTTAATTCAATTTGATATAATGAATTTTTATCATTTTGGAGTTAAGAATGTCAATCACCTTTTATACCAAACAAGGCAGAAGATACAAGCCAGTCAGCGAGTATGATGATAAACTACTGAGTTCATACCCAGATGGAGCACATTTGGTTGTTTGCAAGCCTGGTTCTACTAGTACAAAATACAATGTTGACCCAGCTTTTGCACCAATGATTGCAGCTGGCAGATATGCTATCGATAAATTAGCCACCGCTATTGTAGAAGGCACTATTGCTAGACCATCTATAACATTAAACACTGAGCAACAAGCTGCATGGGATGCTTTTGTCGCAACCATGAAAAAAGAAGATATTTCAATGATATCTTACCCGAGTGCAGCCCAAGCAGCAGAGACCATCATGAAAGATCTAGAACAACAAACTGCTCAACTGTTAGAGAACCCAGCTGTGAAAATCAGCTACGACAACTTTCAACTTTTATCAAAACTTACATTGGAGAAACAAAAATGATGATACTTGCAGTTATTATTGCATTCGTAATTGGGTTACTTATTGGTGGATATATCTTTTTCTGGTTAACTGTGACAGCTTATTCAATGAATAAACAAGATGTTATTGATGCTTTAGATAAATCGATCAGTATAGATGATGATGAAAACCCAATCAGTGCAAAACCCACCGCAAATGCAATTGAAATCTTAATTGAGCAGCATGGTGCAAAATTTATTGGATGGGCAGCTGAATCGGATATGTTTGTTTCTCAGGGTAATACAATTGAAGAAGTTTTAAAATATGCAAGCGAACGATTTCCTGGTACTGAATTTACATATCGATTAGCTGAATCTAAAAAATAATGCAAGTTCATACAGAAGAATATGTTTATCAGGCTTTACTCTATCATGATGATAGAATAAAGCTTTATGATAGATATGGTGAAGACGAGGTGTTCCAAGATATGTTTGAATGGTGTGATACAACGTTTGGTGAACTAATGTGGTACAATTCGTATGCAGAGATTGATGATTGTGATATTTTCGCCTTCAGAAAAGCAGAGCACAGGAATTGGTTTGTAATCAAGTGGTCATGACTAAAATTAAAATATCCAAACGTAATTATGTTGAAGTCTATCAATGGATGACTAAAAAATTCGGTTATCACAATGACGGTGCAAACTGGATGATTGTTACCTATGCAAAATTAAGTCCAGAAACAGACGAAACTTATCTTGAAATTTACCAAGGTGATCCAGTAAAAATAACATTAGCCATCATCAGATGGAGTTGAAAAATGAAAGTAATTAAATTAGACAAACGATATACAATGTCCAACTTTGGATTCACGCATGCTATCCAATTCGATGACTATAAATCTGCTGTTGGAAAAATAGCAAGATTTTTGTCATCCAAATATGGCCCTGAGCCATATACTCATCTACAAAAAATACATCATCCATGGACTTGTGACAGCAAGTATATAAACAAAAAGCTCCGATGTCGGATCTTTGTTAAAAATGAAACAGTTATCACACTAGCTTTACTGAGTGTAGATCTTACCAATCCGTAATTTACAAAACCCTCTTCGGAGGGTTTTTCTTTGACTAAATATTATAAACGGAGGATATATCCATGGGACAGTTTTTAATATATTCAATCATATTCGCATGTGGTTGGTTAGCTAATCATTATATGTTTAAGTACCATATGATCGAGCATCCAGAAAAAATGCAAGATATGATTGAAGAACTCAAAGAAATAAAAAAGATCAATGATCAAAACAAATTTAATGCCAAAGAACCCGATGTAATTGTCAGGGTTGAATATCATGGAACATTGACCTATTTATTTAATACTGAATCTGGGCAATTCCTTGGGCAAGGGTTAACTATCGAAGAAGCATTGGAGAAGGCTATTGTTAGATTCCCTGATACCAAATTTTTTGTGGAATGATAGATAGAAAAAAGCCCACATATGTGGGCTTTTTTCTTAATGGCGGTTTGGATAGATCACTTTGAATTCTTTACCAACTTTCTTTGCAAAATCATGGGTGTACCATGTTCCACCGGTTGGCTGAGGTGAATCCTCCCATGGGATGACCAACAGTATATCAGCTTCGTGAACAATATGGCGATTTCTTTCAAAATATGAGAATGGTTCACGTACTTCATCTGACTCATGAAATGCTCGTAGTGATGCAATCACGGGTGGATGACACACTGTTTTCAACCCGAGATCGGCAGCAATCTCTGCAACTTCAACATCAACTCCAACACAATCACCATGATGTAATTCTGCAGTTGGGTGATTGGCGAGAAAGTCAACCACGGCCATTTTTTGTTCAATGTTCATACCAGAACGAGTACCGGTTATGCCTATTTTCATTTATTTCCCTCTTCACAATATGATCTAACTTCAATATCTGGATTAATTTGTTTTATTTCGGATGCCAATCTTCTACCCAATGCCAGACATTGTGTTTCCGATTTCAACCCTGGTATTGGTCGTAATTCCACCTGATGATGAAATTGTGCCTTTAAAGAGGTCAGCAGGATTAGAATGTACATATTACCAGTCCTGTACCCCAGTAATTTCAACTGTGAGATTACACACAGTTTCATTAACGTAATATTCAAATGAAATGGTCAATATATTACCGATTGGTCCTGGTATGTTGTTGATTACGAACGTAGAAACTTCAGGGAAGTTTTCCAAGGTTTTTTGTATTTTGTTTAATTCATTAGTTGATAGTTGCATTATTAAGCCTTTTTATAAGTTTTGACGCTAATTCTGGATTGGTTTGTTGAAGAACAGCTAGATATCTACGGGTTGTAGTACTACCATCCGAATATTCAATTCGGACCATTAACCTAGATATCCTTTTTCCTACTGGGCTGCAGAAGCCGGTTATTTTAGTTTTACCATTATCAATATAACTGTTAACTGGTATTAAGCAATATGGATCTTCATCATGATCCCAGCTGTTTTGTTTCATTTGGTTTCTCCACCATTATAGGTAAATTAATAATTCTGCGTAATGTATCATGAACTTCTGGTATACTGAGATATCCAAGAACATCGCCATTACTAACTGGATTATCATAGTCTATTATATACTCGTCCTCACATGATGGAAAGTGTACAACAGCAACTTCATATAATCCTTGATCTCCACCATAAGTATATGGACCTTGTATTATCGATGCACCATAGTTATTTGGAAATCTCATGAGAATTTGACGTGAATCTCGAATATTTCTTGTGCCAACCACATATTCTGGTATTATTACTTCCATGTTTCCCCCAATAGAAAAAGGCCACCGAAGTGGCCTTGTTGTGTTATTTCATCATCAGAGCGGTGAAATTGGAAGGGACAACAATTGTTTGCACCTTGCCTTCTTTGATACCTTCTGAAATATTCATCATTGCCATTGCTCGCATATATTCAATAGCCCCAGAATTGCTATTTAATACTGAGATACGTTCGGCTTCTTGTTTAGCAGTTTGTACTTCAATCTCTTTTTGTTTATAAGAGTTTTTAGCACGAACCAACTCATTTGCAGATTGTACAATTGAATCAGCTGGAACGATACTTTTGACCATGACCTGGCTAATGGTCAAATCAGTTGCTAAATGTTCTTCTTCGAGAGATTTAACAATCAGTTCTTTTACTTCCTGCTCGATTGCTGGTCGTGCATCATTCATTTCCAACGCCTCGTATTTCCGAGCAGATTTGTATACCGCATTTCTTGCTACATTGACAATGTAGTTATACATTAAGTAACTATCACTGCCGTCATATGCATGGAATGCTGAGTTTTTAGTGGTGTACAATTCTGCACCTGAATTAGGATTCACATTGTAAATTACAACCAAATCAAAATCTTTCATGGTTGAATTGTCTTTTGCAACCGGTGATAAATCTTCGATTTTCACAGCAACATCTTTAACTGGTACTGTTAAAACATCACCAATAATAACTTGATTCCATGAACCGGGTTGTAGTTCAGTTGGTACGATTTGTTTGTTGATATCTCTACGGATACCGATGTGACCAGATTCTACACGAACGCAACCAGATAAAGTGGCTGCGACTAATGCTAAAGCTGTCAATTTTAGTGTGTATTTCATGTTTACCTCAAAATAAAATTACAAATATGGTTAATGTGATAACCGTCAAGAGAGAGCATATAATACTGTATACAACAGTCTTTGTCAAGCTTAATTTTTCTTGTTCATTTAACAAACGTAAAAAATCAATCCCCACATGAAAAAAACCATATAATACTACAAAAGCTATAATTAGTCTAATCATTGTTTACTCACTGTCTACAATATTACTGATGATATTAATCAGTTCATCTGTCTTTGATGATAGATCTATGAAATTCATGTCCTCATATGCATTGAATGCATCAAGCCCACGACTGTTTGATTCATCAATAAATGATTGGCGGAACTCATGATTAATCCAAATGTAAGATTTATCCTTCACATAGTCATGAAAATCTACCTGATACACAGTTCTATCAACTGTATCAAATATGATGTTTAATTCGTATTGTCGGTCATCCCATCTGGTCAATATATATGCTGAACTGCCATAACATTGCCAATTGTAGTCAGTACCTTCTGTGATTTTATATTTGATTAAATCCAGATAAGAGTCAAGTGTTATTACTGCCATATTATTACTCATATTTCCATGGTTTCAATACCACTTGAAAAAAGTGGGTTGGATGCCAAATATCCGTGATGAATGAATACCGTCTAGCGGTTGATTCGCGCAACGATTTATCTTCAATCAGTTCAATTTGGCTTTTAAAATTTAACAAATCAAATCCAAATGGATCGATTTGGACATCTGGGAATGGATATGATTGGATCACTTTCTTGCTATCAAGTGTACCGGGCACTCGCTCAATCACTTCTATCCAATAAATATGTCTCATTCATATTCCCCGTGTTTTTTAACACCATACTCATCATCCATGAGTTTGGTTTTATAATAGTCTGCCCATTCGGTTATTTCATCAACCACCCATCTTTCAGCATCTTCTTGACTATCGAAAGATTTATTAGTTGCTGATTCCCAACCACTGGTTAGTATCCAGTAAAAGTAAGAAGTTTTCACTTCTACTCTGTACGTGATTTTACCATAGGTCATGCGTGATATTATTCGATATTTTCGTTTCATTCTATCACCTTATGTACTTTCGTACCATAATTAGAAATTTCTTTTTCTATAATCATGGCTTCAGTATCTTTTGCAAGTAACTGTTTTAAATATGATTCAGCGTCTTCTAATGAGTCCAACCATGATTTCACCCTAATCCATTCACCAAACAATATGAAGTGTTTTTCATAGCGATCTATGGAAAATCTTATACGCATACGTTCATCCATGTCAGATGTTATTCTATATTTTGTTGACATAATTCCTCATCTATAGTTTTTCAGATGTTACTTTGAAGCCCATTCACGGACTTCATCAAAAGATTGACGATATTTTCTATGGCCATTTTCAAACCATAACTTCCAACCAGCACCTGGATACATAAAACCGTACTCGTTGCCTTCGTGTATAGCATCGTATACTTCCAAGTTACCATTGGCATCTTCACGACATCTAACTAATCCTGATAATGATTTTTTACCAAGATCGGTTTTTGGTTCTTTTAATTTACGAGTCCAACGCAGCCCATCAAATGTTGCAATACTTTTCATACTGAAACTGAAATCGTCTCTTGAAGTACCATTTGATAATCCAGCGCCCATACCAATAGCAAAGTTATCAATACTGAAACCAGCATCAACCCATCCTTTAATTACACTTTCGTAAGTATTCCATTTAATACCATCGCCTTGTAATACTGCGGTATAGCAAGGGATAACTTTGTAGCCTTTTTCATTGACTTCTACACCAAATGCATATTCAATGTCATTGCCGACCATACCTGGCTCTACTGTAATATCACCAGAATCAGGACGAAACACAAATGTACCACCGCTATTGATAACACGTTCTTTTAATTCAGGACCACCAACATAATCTCTAACAAATCTACGACTATCGTATGTGTCAATAACTGCACTAATCATTGGAATACCAATTCCACGGGTTTTAGTGCGTTCAACTGCTTGTTCCAGTAATTCAACTGCCATTACTGCTGCACCGTAATCATCTTTGGTAGTTGCGTCAGAATTATCACACATTGTACTGTGTTCAGTTGCATCAATACTTGAAGTATATGCTTTTGAAGTGTTATACAAACGTTTGATATAACGATTGGCTTGTAAACAATCACTGCCATCAAAAATTACGGCATGTGCTATGGCAGTAAGTACTGCAGATTCAGGAGAACTACCACCACGATCACCAAAGAAATGACAACGGGTGTTCAACTGATTCATGTGAGCACCAGTTTCTTCGATATAATGTGCAAATGTTTTTCTAATTGCTAACGATAAACTTGCTACTGAACTCATTGTCCAGATAATATCTTGTGCAATAGTTTCCGAGTATGCAGGTAACCAAGCTGAACGGTCATCGGTATTAATAATGCCTAAAATAGGCGTTTGTGGTTGTACGATACGACCTTCTTCAACACCAAAAATTGCTAATGGTAATTTACCGTCTAATTCGTGTGCAATATATTCCCATCCAGCTCGGTAGAAATCATAGCCTTGTTCGGTAATTTCCAATTCAGCTTCATCGATCATTTCATCGGTGATACGGACAGATGCAAAATATGAAGCAACCATTGATTGCCCCATTGCAACTATGATATCCGAATATTTGCTAACTTTGCGTGGGACGATAACCGAATAAGATTTTTTAGTTGATCTTTTTAATTGCTTCCAATGTGTAGCTTTGTAGGCATCGGCTTGTAGGATAAAATTTTGTTGTTTTAGATGTTCTATCATTTTTAAACTCCTTAAAAATTAATTAATACATTGTCTATCAATGTATTGTGTATTATACACTATTACTTATATTTGTCAAGCTGGATTGGTTACCAATCCACCCCAAGTAGACGAAATACCCAATAAACAATAACACCGGTTAGTGCACCAAGAAACCCAGCTCGTCCAAATAATAATGAAGTAAATAGAACTGTTGCTAACTGGGCGATCATAATAATCACATATACCATAAATCCTCCAAAGAAAGTAGATATAATGTCTACTTTCTTTTAATGTGTCAACTAGAAATTAGAGTTAATCGTCGTCATCTGAATCCCATTCTTCTTTTTCTTTATCAAGAATTTCAGACATTGCTTTGATTAAAGTTCTATATGGGCTATGTGCTTGTGATTGACTACCACGGCCACTTGGTGGAACCCATAATTTACGGGTATCAGTAACAAAATCATCGACAAAGATACCTTTCAATAATTCAACAATTAATGCAATTGTTTCTTCTTTACTGTATTTTTCAGCATATTGAATTATGTAATCTTTAAGCCGATCGACAATTGCCCATTTATATGAGTCATTAGATAGGTATCTTGATAATTTATTATTTTCATCATAGTTGAATACAGTTACTGGGAGCATATATTTTTTCATCATGAGCTGCTGAGTAGATATTGCGTCGCACTTTGTGATGGTATCAGATAATGCACTGATCTCAGAGATGGCATCATATAGTGTATCAACAAATGCTGGAACCAAGTCAGCAACATCTTGAAATGTGTAATAAAAATATACATATTCACCATCTTGATTTTTGGCCATGTATTGATGTCGTTCGGCAATGATTGCATCAAATACCGCACGATGAACCATAATCAATTCTACTTTAAGTTGATCTTTTCCATATGGTTTGAAATACAATCTTTCTTCATGATTTGCATCCCACATTTTTTCTGCATTGAATCCTTCTTTTTTTACTTCGATATCATGGTACTTATTATCACCAATTTCAAATTCAACCATCCGTTGAGTAAGTAATTTCATGAATGGATCGAAACCGGCACCATGCTCATTGATGCATGCTCCGTAATCGTTGTAGGTTGCATAAAATGGTAGGGGGCAAACTGAATACAATGAATTATTGTAAATAAAATTATTGAGTTCATCTTTATTTTTAAGTAATGCAAATACAACTACATCGTCTTGATCTTTAATATGAAGATTACTAATAGCACAACTACCTGCCCAACTACCCATTTTGTCCACCTTTATTGTTGGTTTTATCAACCCATTTTTGTAATTTAATTTCAGCGATTTGTTGCAAATCTTGTTCGGTTATATTTGGATATGTGATTCGTATCAAATCTAGAATACATATAATCGTATCGATCGCTTCGCCTATAACACCATCATCACCTGGATTCTTATAACTTTGTCCTTGATCAATGGTTACTTCTTCTGCTAGTTCACCCAGTTCAGACATAGTATGTCCGAGGACACCAAGCACAGTTCGGTCGTTTTTAACTGAATCAGAAATTTTAAATACTTGTTCAATGAATGTCATTTTAAAAACACCCCATTTGGTTTCTGTCATTTCCCCATACCACTTCTGATCGATATTCGGCATATTCTTTTTTCACATCTGCTAGTGCATCACATTTGTTATCATACATAATTTGTAATTCTTCCAATCGTGATTCAAGATTTGCGATGCGGGTGAGTAGTTCTGCAATAGTTGGTGTATTTGTCATTTATCTACCTTCATACATTTACCCCAATCATATTGTTTCAATTGTGCTTTTGCAGCTTGATTAGCTGCTTCGCATTTTTCCATTGTTGTAAATCCATCAACTACTGCCGGACCACCAGTTGCGTTCTGAAGAATACCAGTTGATAGATATAAAAATAATGCATAAGTTGTCATGTTAACCCTTTTTAATGTTGAGATGACCATAGTATAGATCAATTAATAGAAAATGTCAATCAAATTTTTCCTTAATCCATGCTTGTACGTTGTACAACCAATCAAAAAATGATAGTACTAGGTAAATTGCAAATGAAACAATTTTATCTTTCATTTAGTCCTCACTAAACTGGCGTTTTATTTTTGTGTGTAAAAGACCAGCTCCTACCAAGTAGAACTGTTCGTTATCACTGAGTTTCATGTAATCATCTATGTTATAGCAATGTGATCTGAATACTGCATCAATTTGCATAAGCATTCCTTCAGCAAATTTCTGGATTAGTTCTTCTTCGCTGTTAACATCAGTTTTCGCGGATTCATAAATGCATTTAATCATTTTATTCATATCACACCTGTTAACTTAAAATGTTGAACAAAGTTATTGTAGTCTTGTTCATCTCTAAAATGAAATTTATACACACCAGTTCTACCACGAAATGCTCTAGGGAACCAGTAGTGTGGTGATTCTGGTTGATGTCTTGGTTCTATATTTTCCTTGCACCATTCAATCATACTTACGTAAACGATTGGGCGTTGCATAGGATCAGTTATCCATTCTTTAAATGGTATGGTTGCTATGTAAAAACTCATTCCAAGTACTCCGAAAAATTAAGTATAAACCAGTTCATATGTTCTTCGTATGCAAACATAAACGTATACTCTACACTTCCCCAATGATCTGTCATTTTATTACAAAAATCTGCCATTTCATTATAATATTTTGGAAAATATCGGCTTGGCTTAAACTGTACTTTCCATGGGAATGGATCGTTATAACCATCGCTCATAAGTACTCCGAAAATCTAATGATAAACCAGGTTCGGTGATGTTCTTTTTCAAAATAAAACATTTTTACACCACGATATACTACCCAATCCCACGTAAAGTAATATGTACCAATATGGTCTCTGCACCATTGGGTCATTTCTGAAATTATTTCTGAAAATATACCGTAATCGTCTTTTATTTTTACAGGGAATTTACAATGTGCATGATCCAATATATTATCAATAACCGCATTCATAGGTACTCCGAAAATTTAAGTATAAACCAGGATCGGTTTTCTTCTGAACTAAAGCAAAACGTTCTCACAGTTCCAGCAGGGGACCATTCCCAATAATAATTATAGGTACGGAAATTTTTCTTACACCAGACCCGCATTACTGATATTGTCATAATGTCAGCTAAAATAAATTCCAAGCCATATGGACAATCATGAACAAAATCGAAATCACTGGTATTGATAGTTGTTAATTTCATGAGTATTTCAACATAAACCAGGTTGCTTTTGAATCATCAAAAAATTCTAAATATGATTCTTCGCATTCTTTATCATCCACCTTAACAGCACCTGCTAATTTTAGTTCTTTTTTTATGATGATAGAACGACCTTCTGAAAATTTGCCTGGTTCTAATTTTAACCGAGTATCAACATCTTTGATGAAATTCTGCCACCAGCTTGGTTGACTTTCTAAAAATTCATCGTATTCTAAATATAATTTCATGACCACCTCAAAATAAACCAAGTCTTATGTTCATCACTCTTGAAGGTAATCCGAGTAATGCCATCCACACCCTCAACTTTAATGATATTTGGATCTAAACTTTTAACAAAATTAAGCCATCGTTGGTGAGTCTCGGTTTTCAAATACAGTAGTGTAATGTTATGACCTACTGTACTGCCCTCTTTTAAATCTAGATCACTCATGACCACCTCAAAATAAACCAAGTCTTATGTTCATCACTCTTAAAGGTAATCCGAGTGAATCCTTTCACGCACTCAACTTTAATGATATTTGGATCTAAACTTTTAACAAAATCATACCATAGGTGTTGAGGACCGGCTTTACAAAACAGTTGTGTAATGTTTTTGTTTACTGTATCTCCTTTTAAATATAGAACACTCATGACCACCTCAAAATAAACCAATTACGTTGTTCTTCGTTGGCAAAGTAAAAATGATTATACCGTGATGTAAATTGGCTACCAAATTGGTCTTTACACCATAGCTCCATTTCTTGTTGATTTGTGTTTCGTATTTCATCATGAGTACGAAGAACGTCAGCACCGAATTTAAATTTAAACGCAATCCCTGCATCGAAAATTTCTATGATCATATCAAAGTAGATCTAATATAAGCCAATGTTGATTTTACATCAATCAGTTGCAAGATATCATCGTCACTCATATCACAAATATCGGTAATAGTGATATCCAATTCCTTGGTAATTCTATAAGTTGTACCACCAAACGTTTCATGATCAACTACTTGATGTCTGGTATGAACCGATGGTGGTTTTCTTGCATTAAGTGTAATTTTACGACATTCATGGTATTTGACCAATTCTTCTTTTGATAAAGAATTGGTTCCTCTTTTAGTGACTTCTTTTAAAAAAGCCCATGCTTCATTTACTGATAGTTGTTCACTCATCTAGTTCACCATATTCCAAATAACTAATAATCCTATCAATTATTTTAATTACTTGATCTTTTTCATTAAACACTTCTAGTAGTGCATTTTTATAAGTTTGATAATTCACAATAAGGTCAGTGAGTGCATACTCATCAAATATTGTATTTGCACCAATAGTAAATTTAGCAGTCTTTCTTGAAAATTCATTGTATGCATTATATATCGGTGAGACAAGTGCATCATTCTGCATTAACTCCCATGTTTTTCGTTCTGGCCGAATAACAACTTCATCAATTTTCATTAGTCGGCCTTCAAATATTTCAGAGTTTTAGCTAATAATTCATTACCCATTTGAATTAAATTTTGTACTTTTTCATGAGTAATATCTTTATTACTTTCATGTTCAGTCACTGATGATTGTTTAGTAGGGCGTATGTTGTCCCATTCATTTACTTCTTTGTTTATTTTTTCTCTATTCATGTTATTACCAATGATGTATGTTAGATGCTATTACAAATAGACAAGTTATAACGTGTAGCATAACCCAGCAAGTCCTTAATACTAGACTAATATTAGCTTCACGTTGTGATAAGATTGGAACAGTTGGTTCATCGTGGTCAGTTTCGCCCATTAAATGATCGAATGCTCTAGCAAAGATTCTAGTCCAATTCATTTCACTTAACTGTAATTTTATGTCCACAAGGAGGACACACAATAAAATGTATAGTATCTGTTCCACCAGTATAATCCTGTTCTTTTCTTGTTTGTATGTCTGCTGGCACATATTCTAACACTGCCCCGCAATGTTTGCAAATGATTTCTTTAACCACACTAGGATGTGGTTGTGTTGAAATTACTCTAACCATTAATCCCACTCCCATTGAATAATATATTCGCTAAATGCCAATATAAACCATTCTTGGTATTTGGCTTCTTTAAAATAAAACACATCAAAACTTTTAATTTCCTTAAATGGTTGTGCGAATCTATTATGATAATTTTGTCTTGTTCGATGGTATACAACACTATCAAATCGATTACAGAATTGTTTCATATCTGATAAATTCCCACCATCAGTAATAACTGCACGATATTTTCGTTCAAATGATTTAGGAACAAACCCAATTTCTTTAAGCATGGTTCACCTGTTCAATAAATTGTTTAAAATGTTCTTGATCTTTAAATGTTATACTAGTCCAATGGTTTGTTTTAGTGCTAAAATTAATAGTAGCATTATATTCAGTTTTGCAGAATTCTTTAATACCAGCAACTCCAGCCCAATTCTGCAATTTAGCTTGTTTTCGAATTAGCTCCATTACTCTAATAGTTGAAGTATCGTAGTCAGAAATTTCTATAACACGCCCAAATCCTTCAGTAATAGTATCGCCATTATCATTAACCACTGTGTGTTTAAATTTAATTCGCATAATGCTCTCTGATTTTAGTATATCCAGTCCAATAACAGAATAGATTTACAACTGCTGCATGTTCTGAAATACCAGATGCAGTAGGTGTTTGTAAATCGTATTTCCCAGTTGGTGAAATTAAACAAGCAGTCCATCTATCATGGCGTTTATTATGAAATGTTTCAATTTTATAACCATTGGCGGTTAATACTCTTTCAGCATCCGCTCGTAGCATATTAGTTTCCTAAAAAATGTTGAATTAAAATAGTATAATAGCAGATGAATATGATAATGTCAAGAAGAAATGGATAAATAAGAATGTAGTTCACGGAATTGGAGTTCCTAACTACTCTAACGTCTGGGAGGACATCAGCAATGTATTTAGTATATAAAACATCACACGTTAACGGAAAATTTTATATTGGCCGCCATACAACACAAAATATAAATGATGGCTATTTAGGTAGCGGAAACTGGGTTAAAAGTATAAAAGATAAATCGGTGTTATCTAGGGAAATTATAGCAGAAGCATCTTCAATTGAAGAACTTTGCAGACTTGAAGAATATTATATAGGAATTCATTTTGAAAACCCAGATTGCATGAATTATAAAAAAGGAAGTGATGGCAATACATCAGAAGATGCTAAAAATATTGCTCGTAAATTAGTAGCTGAAGGAAAACACCACTTTCTCGGTGGTGAAATCAGTAGAAGATCTAATCAACAAAGAATTAAGAATGGCACTCATAACTGGGTTGGCGGTGATTTTCAGCGAAAACAACAAAAAGAGCGTGTTGAAAATGGTACACATCATTTTATAGGTGGAGAAATTGCACGAATTGCAGCTAATAAACGAGTACAAGATGGATTACACCATTTTATTGGTGGTGTGATTTCTCGTGAAATTACTCATAGACGTATAAAAGCAGGAACGCACAATTTCCAAGGAGATAATAATCCGAGTAGAAAAAAAGTAAAGGACGGTACCCATCATTTTCAGCAACCTTGGGAATGCCCTTACTGTGGTAAAACAGGCAAGGGCATAGGTTTATATAAAAGATGGCACGGTGAAAATTGCAAGAAATTTTGTTAATTAAATACCAACTAATACTTTAATGATTTCTGCATGATCACTATAACAGTTTTCACTGGTAATTTCAGACAACGGCACCCATTTTGCTTTTAGCGCATCATCCATTCCTTTTACTTTCGGCAACGGTCCAGCTGGTAGCTCAATATGGAAGGCATGGGTGATCACACGCCCACGTGGATCTCGATCTATTGCATCAAATACCTTACTTTGAATAATGCTACCGCGTAATACAGGTTCAGGAACTTTGATACCGGTTTCTTCTTTGAGTTCACGTATAGCAGCATCTAATAGTGAACGATCAGTCCCGGCATTAAGGTAGCCACCAGGAAGGGCCATTAAATTTTTACCAGGATTCGATCTTCGTTTAATCATGAGAACATGCCCAGATTGGATGATCAAACAATCAACCGTCACGAACACTGGTGCATATTGCAATCCAGCAAATTGCTGTTTATATTTTTCAATAAATTCTTTTTCTTCGAGAATATCATTGTAATCTGGTGTATCATGGAATTCATTTAAAAACTCTAATACATTATCTGGAACTACACCTTTGATATAATCCTGATTATATGGACGCTTAAAGTAAAGATCGCGGATATCAGTAGCATTTAATTGATTTGCAACATTGTCAAAATCTTCAAATGACCATTGTGGAAACATTTTTAAATAACCAGTGCTACTGTCTTTATTATGACCGAGTAAGCAAATACTATTACCATGCGTACATTCGGCAACAATATCCTGAACGTTTAAAACCCAAACCTGATCATTATAAGGAATATCCACTAATGGTTCGATATAAACCTGAACGGCTGGTTCGATTTTAATTGAACGTAAGATCATTCCACAACGTTCACTGAATGTAAATGGATTCTTAAATGTTCTTGGTTGTTTTGATGAGCCAAGCAAGATAATGACATTTTTTGCCAATTCTGCTGCTCTATTGATTAGTTCTAAATGAGCGTTGTGAAGTGGTTGCCCACGCATGATTACTACTGCATTGTCATATTTTTTGTTCATACTATAACTCCTATAGTTAAATTTAATAAAGTCTATCTTTATTAGTGCATTATAACAGTTTATTGTTATTTGTCAACAATTTTAACTTTATAACCAAGTAATTGTTCAATATCAGCTACTGATAGCTCTTTGCTTTGGGTCATTTGGTTAAATTCTTGTTCTGTAAATTTCTTGCCATTTAAATACCATGCTTTATTACCACTGGGATATTCAACAGCTGGACCATCTTCTCGATGAATTTGACCATTTAAATACCATTGTTTTTCACCATTTGACCATTCAACAGCTGGTCCATCTTCTCGATGTAATTTGCCATTTAAAAACCATGCAGTTCTATCTTCGTAAACTTGTACTGTGTATTCGATCATTTTTACCACCTTAATTTTATAACCAAGTAATTGTTCAATTTCAGCTACTGATAACTCTTTACCTTGGGTTATTTGGATAAATTCTTGTTCTGTGTATGCCTTGCCATTTAACCACCATTCTTTATAGCCCTCTGCACATTCAGGGCCATCTTCTCGATGTACGTTGTCATTTAAATACCATTTAGGGTAATCCCGTACTCTATATTTAATCATGAGGTGTCTCGCTGTGTTGTGTTTAAGATGGGTGTATCTTATCAGTTTAAACCGATTTGTCAACCTAAAAACATCATAAAGTGAGCTTGATTGGTTTGAACACAACTTATCGCATAAACACCAGTTTCATACCCTTGTTGTTTTAACATTGCTTGATCAACATCGACTTGTTCAAGGCTATCGTATACTTCAAATGAAGTGTAGTTGGTTATTACAGGTTTAACAAATCCATTACCTTTACTGTACAGATATTCATCATCTTTACGATATATTACATAATTTGCACGTTCGTAATCTTTAATAGCGTATTCAATTCTACGCAATGTTTTCTGCCATTTCATCGGTAGTAACATTGAAAGCTTTATATACAATTGTTTCATTAGTTAATCCTGGCAAGTATAATTGATTGCTGTACCATTATCTTTCACGTTAGGTTTAGGTTTAGATAATTTAGATAATCTACAAAAAACTTCTTTAGCAGTTTCTTCAGTAGTTCTACATGATCCATCATATAAGTATTTTGACCCTGGTAAACCATAAGTCCACCAATACTGCCCTGCAAAATTAGATCTAAAATCACAAAATGCAAACCCACAAAAAGTCAATTTACGAATACCAAAAGTACCATCATTAAATTTTACTATTCTCATAAACATTTTATTCACCTTTTTTAGTTATTGTTAATCGCCGTATTTTGCTTTTAAACGTGTAAGTTCAGCTCGGTCATATGCATCTTCAGCAGCTTTTTTAGCAAACTTTTTTTCTAATAGTGCAAGTTTTTTTCGTTCGGACTTTTCAATAATTGCACGTTCTCTTTCTTCACGTTCTTGTTCTTCTTGATCTGTTTCCATGCGATAACAATTTAAACTGAGACAATAACCACCATCATATCCAGGATATTCTTTTTCAAACGCTAGACGAGTGAACATATAATAGTCATTTTGTAAATCAGATAATTTTGAAATAACATGTTCTATGGTATTACCAGATTCAATTAGATCATATACTTCAATGCTTTTAGCTAGAATTTCTTTTTTCATATTATATCGCTATTGTTGTAATAAAAACCAATGGTAGTGTGCTTCTGATTTAAATGTTATTTCTGGTGAATTATTAATATTAACCGATTCAATCAAATCTTCATGCATATGTTGAAGATAGATAGCATAATTCGTATGTTGATGATAGGTAGATTCACACCATTCTTTGAAAGTATTCCAATGCCGATACGTTTTAAATCGTAAGTTTACTGAGTAACTCACTATCGAGATAACCTGTAATTTAAATAATTAAATATTAACGGTATACTAACACAAATGTTCGCCACTGGTATACATGAAAAGAACATAGAACAATCCAGATTATCACCCATCCTTCGTTTTAATCGTTCATTACGACTTATAAAATAAAAAAATGTAAAATTAATAATTATAGGAATTGCGTAAAAACCTAGTGATACAATTTCTGAAAAACACATTGGTTAATCCTTATAATAACGGTGTTTGTAAAAACCAGATTTCTTAAGAATCGGTTCAATTAAGATTATCAGAAGAACTCCGGAAAAAGCAATATTAATAAAAGGTGCAATAGCCATACCCAATCCAAATGATAAATCGCTATTATCTTTCATGTCTATAGCTTTTGCAAATGATTCATTTCTGGTTGCTACTAATATGCATGTTATACAAATAGTTAGAGGAACCACATAAAATAAAAATAACAATGTTAGCATTGTGATACCTTAAAAAAGTCATCATCCACTATAATAGTGGATGATGTGATTAATAATTATGGCTTGGTGGCAGTGTTGTCATTAGTAATTGCTTTTTCAGCACCTTTCACGGTTTCTTCAACATAGCCATCGAGTTTATTGTTGATAATGTCCAAGATTTTACCAGAAATTTTACTAGATTCACTGACAACTCTACCCATTGCATCGCTTTGAACAATTGTTTGCGATACATATCCGCCAACCATCATATATGCAGTCTTTTCTGATGGTAGTAAAGTGTTCATAGCCCCCGCAATGAAAAACCATATAACAGATCGTTTAAACCATGTTCGTGCTGAATCCACAGTAGTTTTTGCACGTTCTTTTTCAGACTCGGATAGGTATCTATCATCAGTGTTAACTAGCCATGTTACACCAGAGATAATCATAGGTATAACTAATACAAAAAGAAGCCATCCAAGTGAAGCAGAAAGCTGCGGTAATAAACTGACACCGTAAATCAATAATGCTAATTCCATGGTATTAGACTCCGGCACGTTGTGTTTTTAATGCTTTTTTTAATGCATCTAATGCAATGAAGCTATGACTCGCAGCGGCAGTTGAAATCAATTGTGCCCGTAATTTTTTACCAGACAAAATGTATTTGTGATCATTGGTTACGCGATATGGATTATAGTTATCAGGTTTTTCAAACAAGATCCAGTCAAACTTGCCGGTATTGCTAATACCAGTTAATGCCCAAGTTACTTCACCATGTTTGTAAGCGACTTTAACTAATGCTTGGCCTTTTTTATTGAATTTAACGCTTGGTCTCATTTCAGTACTCTCTATTGTGTGTTTAAAAATTGTATTATATCAGGGTTGTATTGGTTGTCAAGAAGATTTATTAAGAAATGCAAATGGTTCATCTTTTGCCAATTCTTCTTTCAAGATATTATTAACAAATTGATTGAAAGTAACATCTTCTTCATGTGCCATTACCATCAACTTGAATAACATTTCATCAGGTAAGTTTAATGTAACTGTTTCAGTTTCGTTTTGCACTTTCCACTCCTTCTAAATAACTAATGACACATGCAATTGCAGATAGTAGGAGTACTAGTAGTGTTCCACCAAAATTTACACCTAACTGTGCCAGTACTACCCCAATTGCCGCAAATATAACAATCCTACCGATAACAAACCAAATCATTTTCGTAACCTTGCTGAACTTGGTCTTGATGTGGCTGATCGATTAATAGTAATGTTTTTAGTCACGTTGGTTACATTACGTGGTCGATTATCGTAATACCCAGATGATGAACGGTTATTATTGCTCATGGCATTACCTAGAGCATGTCCCACAAGTCCACCGACTAACATATCAGTTACATGAGAACCACCATTTGATGGCTGTTGTACAACAACGGGTGCTTGTGCAGGTTGTTGTACAACAATAGGTTGTTGGTATTGTGGTTGTTGATATTGATGATCATACGCAGGTTGTTGATACTGCTGTTGAGCCATTTGTTGTTGTGCCAATTGCTGTTGTTGCAAATTCAATGATTGCTGTTGTTGTGCTAATTGCTGTTGCTGTTTACGCAACCGGTCTTGTTCAGAATCTGAGCAAGCAATCAACATAGTAGCCATCGTTAATAGTAAAATTAATTTCATAAATCATTCCTCTAAATGTTAAAAAATGTATCATATCATAGGTTGTATGATTGTCAATACTAACCACTAAACATTACAACAATTCCCGAGAAAATTACTAATCCTGCTGCACATAACAATCCACCAACTGTCTCACCATCTAATTGGTTTTGTTCACGTTTGACAATCACATAATTACCAAAAATGTTTTTCTCGGTTTTGCTGTATTGGATGTCACCCGATGATAGTCGATTAGCCGCTATTTTAATAGAACTTAACCCGACAACCCACACAAAAAATCCACCAATCACATGAACAATTTGTGAACCCATGATTTTCCAGATAATCATAACAGTGGTTAACTGACCGACTGGTGATTTGGCAAACTCATTCACGCCAACATTAAGTTCTTTAGCAGCTGCACCTAACCCAGATGCAATACTAGTGCCGAGTTTAGTCCAGCGTTCGATACCTTCTGGATCTGGGATACTAGCAGTAATACTTTCAGAACTCGCATTTTTGTTTGATTCTGCTTGTTTGTTTGATTCAGCTTGTTGTGCGATGGTTTTGATTACATCGGCTTTCTGTGCTTCTGTCAATTTATCAAATCCGGCACTTGATGCAGCATTTGAACCCAAACCTGCTGCAGTAGCGGTAAAAGACATCAGCAATAATGATAATACTAATAATTGTTTCATAATCTTCTCAATGAAAAGTGGCGGGATAATCCCGCCACTGTGTTATTTAAAATGCGTCGTGAAAGTTGAATTGTGTTTCTTTCACTTTGGTCAAGGTCATGATTTCATTTTTTTCATTCATGAAGACGAACTTGCCATTAAGTGCATCCACGTTTTTCAAATCAGTTTGTGTGAAATTCGCATATACCCAATCACCGTCTTCTGGATCATCTTCGTATGTACGATATTCAACTCGCAATCTGCCATGTAATGGATTGCCGTTCCATTTGTCACCGTTGTAGTAATCATCTGGATCAACAGTAACACCATTGATTTGTAATTGAACATTGAATTTGTTACCTTCGTCGAACTCAGGTTTTGCATTCAACATAGCCAATGCTTCTTGTGGTGATTCATCATAACGATTCATTTCTTCAACCAGCGCTTTCAGCATATCGAAGTTGAACTGTGCAAATAATGATGAAATTTTGCAAATGTTATCGATATGTGATTTGTTTTTCAAGTTATCATTGCAATATTCTTCAATGAACTCGATGCTCAAACCTTTGAAGTCCAACATGTAGTAAATACGACCTGGACGATTACGCATATGTTGGTCAACGCGCCATTTGTCATTACAAGTTAATACAAACAATTTTTTGGTTGGGAACACGCCGTCGAGTAATGTCAGGATTGATTCCTGGCTATCACGATCATATACCTTTTCAAACTCGTCAAATAACACGATACAAGGTTGTTGAATTTCTTGGATCAAACGGTTGAATTTGTCACCACACCATGGATCGTTAATGATTAAAGTTGGGATGTTTAATTCTGCTGCTTTCATTGATAAGCATTTTGCTAACAATGATTTACCAGAACCTTTTTCACCAGTCAACATTACGCCAGTTGAAACTTCACGATCCATAAAGGTATCGATAATCCGATCGGTATTCTTCTGGTTGTCACCATAGCGTTTTCCAGAAAATTCGAAATTGTCAATTTTTTCGAAATACAGATTTTCGAAAGGATCTTTTTTGATAATGTAATTGCCAACTGGCAGTGTGTAGTGAAGATCCAATGATGCTTCTGCACTTGGTTTGTATGTGTTGCCAGATTTCAAATAATAAGTCATAAAGTTCTCTTATGTTGTTGTGTAAAATGTATATTGTATCAGCTTTTTAAGCTACGTCAAGAATTTTTGTTTCAATTTCCATGAAATGAAACTTTTTCTTCGCAATTCCTTTTACCTCTAGTGATGATAAAAATCCATCACTGCTATCTTTGTGTTCTATCAATGTTGCTTGTAAATCACAACCCGCGATATTTTTAAATGTGTAATCATCTAAATTTGCATCTGGGAACTTAATACTGATGTATTCACGAATTTCAGGATCAGTTAAGTATGGTAATTCCAATCTGACATCACATCGACCAGATCTTAACACAGCTGGATCGATTTTGTCAACATCATTGGTAGTCATGATGATAATATTTTCGTGTAAAGAAGAAACACCATCAATTGCATTTAATACACCAGTCAAACTTAACATCTCATACTCACCCATTGGGTTATCGATGATCACTTGTTTACCTGGATCAGATTTTTCTTCACCATTTGCTTTATCAACAGATTCCTGAACCCGTTGTCTTTTGGTAACTGCTTTCGATGAATCAAAATCTTCGATCAAAATAAATGAGCCTTTTTCTGATTTGGAAATAGCTGATTCAAGTGTTCTATCAGACATTGCATTGATATTAATAACGTAGATAGATCTATTGTAATGACTAGCCAATGCTTTTACCAGACTAGTTTTACCACAGCCTGGGTTACCATGTAACAGGATACCCAGTTTATATGGGATACCATTTTCAGTATACCATTGTTTATCAGCATAAAATTTTTCTATTGCAGCGGTTACGTTATTTTTAACTGTTTTATTCAGTACAACTGATGATAATGGGCGTTTGTGAAGTTCAACACGATTTTCCCAACCTTTGCCATCCCAGTTATGAATGTAAATTGTATCGGCTGTTTTGTTTACTGGTTTGAATTCATCAATCAAAGCATGAAATACATTGTGGCTACGTCCATAAGTGGTGATCTTGATTTGTTTTCTAATCGTTTCGCCTGTATTTTCAATTTTAGTCATGGTCATCCAATATAACCGTTTTTTGAAAAAGAAAAAATGATTACCGTAACTAGGACCGATTGCTAATGATGTGGCATCCCAGTTATGAGACTGTACAAACATTGTTCTTGAGGTATGTTCATTCATATGTTTACCTGACCATGCCAGGAACGAAAAATATAAATGAAAATTAGCACCAGCATTATCTAATTCTAATGTGGTTGTACCCTGCTTATACAAAAAGTTAATAATAGTCCGAGGAATATTCTTAAGCATGTACGATAAAACTGCCAACATCCATGCACTTATTGCAGCAGCAACCATTTGGTTACCTGATGTCATTGAATTGATATAGGCAATTAATTCTTGAATATATGTCATTTTTTTACTCTTTTTTCAATTTGATAACTAACTGTTGCTACAATAATTGTTGCAAATAAAAATGAAAGCCAAAACATAATTACACCATTTCCTTTTTTCTTGATTTTTTCAATACTTCTTTTGATCTTGCTAAAAATTTGTAATACAAATCTCTATCCACACAAATGGTTACCTGTTTATGTAACATTGTATCAAATACTGTTATTGTAACGCCTGAAAGGTTTTCAGCAGACTGTACTAATATCTGTCCAAAATCTTCGTCATCAGCTAACCGAACTTCCTGCATGGGAAATTTTTGATTACAATAAGCAACAGCTTCTTCGATAGTTTCAGTAGTAACAGTACCGCAATAATTAGAATAGTCTTTCATGTCATGTCTCTCTGTGTGTTGTTAAGAAGTGTTTCTGGTGAATGATCTAATACTGCAGAAACATTAGTTGAATAGAAGAATGCATCCGAGTCTTCGATTGTGATATTTAAATCACTATGGAGTAATTCATAATCAGTAAACTTTTCATGGTCATGATATACTCGAAAGAAATAGGTGCCACCAATTCCACGACATAATGATCCAGAAACCCCATCAGCTGATTTAACTGCCGGTAATATTGTATTCTTTAATTTATCTGGTGTTACGTCTAAAATAGCGGCTGCTAGTTTCAACTTTTTGTCTAATGGCCATGATTTGTATTCATAACCACAAGAACAAGGTGTTTCCCAACAATGGTTGCAATCACTTAATGCCATGCCAAACCCTGTTAGATTTAGTTTGAATTTTCATTTTCAGTATTTTCCTTAATAATGTTATGAATTGCGGTAGCATGTTCGTCTAGTTTTTGACGAAGTTCTTTATCACCGATCCAATCGATTTTCTTTCTCAGTTTATTGAGATGTTTGAAAAGTTTTTCTTCTAAATGTGTGTCAATTTTTTTAGCCATCATGGTTGCCTCGTTTATTTTTGTTGGTCCAGCCATTACACCGCCTTGAAAGTCCAGTGTTTCGGCATCTGTAAGTCTTTTAGCAAATACATTGCGACTTGATTCGCAATATTCTAGCATTGTTTTGTGTATACTTTCAGTTGAATCGTTCATTTTTCAAGTATTGATCAAGATTGGTTCCGCTTTAACTTCAAGTATCTTATCTGCTCCGATAGATTTATATTTAATAGCCATATCTGCATAGTATTGAGCAATCAACATAGCTTCATCGTGTTGGGCTTGATGTTCAGCCTTACCAATTGATACTTGGATTTTAACAGTGATTTCATATTGTACGGTATCGTTCATCATTTAATTCCTGAAAGTTTTTTAAGGTTTTTGATATCACGTTTTTGAAACAAGTTCTTAACACGTTTAAAAGCATTATAAAGGTTATCCTTGAAATAGTCAAGCACTAATAATGTCCAAAATACAGGAACAATCCAAAAGATATGAACTCCAACTTTTGGATCTATCCAATTGTTAAATTTATTCCATAAGTTTTTAAACTGGTTCATGTTATGAGCACCAGTCTTTACGCTTTTCATATATCAATGTTGAAATAGCATTAGACCCGAAATGTTCTAATAATCGTTTATTCTGATATAGAAATGCGTGTCTTATTCTTGATGAGTTCATGTTATTTTCCTATTGCCTCATATCGTTTGATCCTAGCTTGTAATCCGGCTTGTTCGACCAATAATGGGTGCAATGCTTTCTTATAGTAAAGACTGATACCAATATCATGCGTTAAATTCTTTTGTTCGTTTTTTGCTATTAATTGAATATACTCAATCACATTAACTAACTGTTTGTTCTTCTCTTGCATTATATGATATTCGTGTGGTGTAATCAAGCTCATTATTCGATACCAAAATGTTCTTTGATTACTTTAATGTATGAATTTTCAGCAAACGGATCACTATGACTTAAAATTACATCGATACATTCCAATATAATAATTTCGGCAAATTCATGTATCTTAACAGCTTCGACATTAATCGATTGACCATTTTTATGAGCGTCGGCTATTATAGCACCAGCATTTGCTCGCGCAATAATATTCAAGTCTTTCGCAATACTATAGTTCATTATTCAATACCAAAATGCGATTGTAGATTACCTGCACTAACCATATCACCATGTTCTTCAAAATGGCTGATACAATCTTTTATACCTTCATTAATGCCATCAGTTTTACCGGCAAGATAGCCTTCACTAAAATACTTGGATTCTGCTTCTTTAATAAGCAATTCACCGAACTTGCCATATAAACATTTCTCATAATCAAACAATGGTGGCTTGTTATTCCATTGCGTATGCCATTCTCGCATCTCTTCCGATGCTTCATTAATCGCTTGGTTATACAGTTGTTTAATCTTTTCGTTCATATTATTCAATACCAAAATGTTTTAAAAGATCAGCTTTGTTAGTAATAACAGAACATTCTTTAATAATTAACTCAGCAAATTTATTTACATCCAATCGTTCGTAGTTTTCTGGCTCACCAAATGCACCATGAGAATACACGGTATACATTGCTTGTTTTTTCAATTCTTCAATTCTATTATTCATTTTTCTATTCCAACCTTATGTTTGGCTGCTTGATCTAGTTCATCTTTTTTACCACAAATACGGTCTCTTTCCAATTTAATAGTATTTAAAAGATCAACATTATGAGATTCTGCTGCTTCTGTTATTGCAACTCTAGCATATAGACATGCTTCGTCAAATTCATTTGATTGATATAACAATTGAGCAGTTTCGATATTTTTATTAGATAATCGAGAATATGAAAACCCATCACTAGTAATATACCACATACCAAACAAAATACCAATACCTAAAATACCTAAAAATATATCCAGTTTATTATTCATTATTCTTCTCCATTAAAATCAAAAGCATGTGCAACTTCTTTTCTAATTATACTAAAGTCTGGTTGAATATCAACTAAAAATTCAACATGACCTAAAGTTTTTTCTACCACCAAATTAATTAAGGTAGTAAGAGCTTGTGTATCCGCAGAATATGTAATCATTTCAGTATTGCTATTTTGGAAATCTTGTACAATAGTTTTGTTAATACCGGCTTGTATTCGTAGTTCTTCTATGGTATTACGCATTATTCTACTCCAAAATGACTTAACATCGTATTACGTTCTTGATCATCTGAAAACGCATAATTGGCACATTCTCGAATAAGCAATTCTGCAAAATATTGATCCTCGGGGAGAATATCTAACTCGCAATCTTTATATTCTTCACCGAAGTATTCCGTAAATGCTCTGTTATAAATTTCTTTAATCTTCTCGTTCATTATTTTACTCCAAAATGTCGTTCGATCATCACAGCACAATCGATTACGGCATCATTATAATCGAGATCGGTTTCCTCGCACATAATATTATCTCTACAAATTTGAACACATTCATTAACAATCAACTTGGCAAATCGTTCTAATTCTGATGGCGCAATGTTTGTAATGTCAGTTGGCCATTCCCCACCATAAGCTTGTTCAAATAATTCTTTAATTTTCTCGTTCATTATACTCTCACAAAATCAACATTTTCGACTGCTTCGGTTTCAAACACTCTACCTAGAATGCGACTGCCAACAGTACCACTCTTACTCAAGTAGTAATAATTATCTGGCATCAATGATGCATAGATAGTGCCACCCACTTTTACTCCACTACCAGGAATCTTTCGCAGTAGTTTTGCTTCAAATACAACAAATGAATTAGGATTACTATTATGGAAAATCATTCTTCAACTCCAAAATGTAGTTTTAAAATTTCTTAAATGTTAACTTTTCGATAATCAATTTATATTAAAAAAATCATAAATCTCACCGTCTTTATATACAAACCTTTTGCGTCCTTTAAAACTTTTGGTGTCTTCAGCCACTTCTAATGCCCATTTATTAGTAGATTCTAATATGGCTTCTGATGGCATACTCGATACCCAATTTCCACCACCATATTCATTATCGTAGTATTCCCTGGTTAATTCATATGCGTGAGCAATTGATGTAGAGCCATCAACGATATTACACATCGTGTCAACAAACTCATCGCCATCGACAACAACTATATCATCTGTATCATCGTATGGGTCTATAATTAAATTATTATCGTCAATAACAAGTGATGAAAACTCTAACTCAATTGGCCACCCTTCATGATCATAAAAGAATACCTTTCTAATAGATTGGCCATTTATAACAATTTCTTTCATTATTCAACTCCTAACAATAATTGGCACACTCATAACCATCAACCCCCGAAACTACGTTTTCAAGTCCGTATGTATTGTTGAACAATTCGATAGTTTTAGGCCATTCATCGATTTCTAATACATTTTTATCATGATAAACGTGCGGTCTGATCTTTCCATTTCGTTGTCTTTCACCAGACAACGAAAATCCAGCCATAAAGGGTTTTAGTTGTTCGTTCATTATTTTACTCCAAACACTTCGCTGATATGTTTTCTGCTGCATTTTAAGCCACAATTCCAAGCTTTAAAAGTATCAACCGAAGGTCCCCATATTGGTTTATCGTCCATTGATACTGAACCACCGGCAAAACATGTTTCTATCTGTTCGATGCATTCCTTAATAATCAACTCAGCAAATTTTTCTAGGCGCTGTGGGTCAATATCTGCTAAAAAATCAGCATCAGTACCAACCTCATTTAAAATGTTGATATCATCAACTTTATACATGATTTCTTTAATTTTTTCGTTCATTTTTCTATTCCAAAATTTTTCTTGATATCATTTACGGTCCATGATACATTTTCTACTAAAGTTCTATCCAAGTCTACCGATTCTGCAGCAGTTGCTTGAATAATTTTGATAGTTTCTTTAATAATCGATTCGGCAAATTTTTCAAGATGAGGTGCAATGCATAATTCGGTACCATATTCCAAGTTATACTTTGGTATGTTAGCCTGTTCAGCAAGTTCTTTAATTTTCTCGTTCATATTGTTGCCCATAGTTGTTTAACTCGTTGCTTAACAGTTTGCTTAAATTCAACTGCTACCTTGTATGTGTTAGTAGCTTTAATTTTAGCATGTGCCCAGTCTAAAGTCAATATGATTTTAGTATAGCAATAATTGAACCAACCAAATGTCAATAGTTGTGTTTTGGTTAATGCAAAGATCCTAGATAACAATAATGTACCAACTAGTTTAGCCACAACCTCAAGGATAATGCCTTGAATAACCATGCCATGTGCAATCATGAACAATGCATACAAGTTAAACGGTGTAATGATTAATGATGGAATAGCTAATGAGATCAAAGCTACAGTTGGTGAAGTATTGGCAAGCCACCATTCTACACGTTGTAAGTGCAGGGCTTTAGCTAGTGCTGCACCATATGATTTTAAGGTATCCCATAACCATTCTTCAAAGATCAGGAACCATACTGCAAACCAAATAAATGGTCTAATTAAAATTTTCATTCTTTTACCTCAATAATTGATTCTGGCTTAATACATAGGTATTCGGTATTGACATACTTTCCATTCATAAATTGGTGTTTTGATGGAACACCACCATTTTCCCTACATTTTACTATCCATTCTTGGTACTTGGGCTCTTTAACTGCCATGTCATACATCATAACACATACAATTACTATAATCGCTGAAATAGCAAAAATAGGAATAATTTCGTCTCTCATTATTCTAATCCCAATAGTTTACGTTCTTCTTCAGTTAATTTTGCCAACGCTGCTGCTTTTTTATTAAGCAGTTCCATTTGGTTAATTTCTTCAACAGTATCGCATACTACCCAACGTTTGTCAATCTCGACTTTTCTAACACGTCTAGGCCAATGGTCTTTGTATTGTGCTTTGAATTTGTTAGCTTCGGAACTAGATGAAAAGTATGCAAGGTGTTCATCCCCTATGCCACCACCATCGGGTTGTACAACTTCCCAAGCAGTAAATTTTACAGAATATTCTTTCATTAACTCCACCTCAAAACAAACCAAGTATATTCTTCTTCACTCAAACTGTGTCTGGGATAACTATTATAATCATTTTTATAAGTCTTATACCCTTGTGAAATAAAAGATTCATGCCACCCAATAATATCATCCGTTGCATCAATGAATTTTGGGAAATCATATGTATCAAACTTTATTCTTTTCATGACCACCTCAAAATAAACCAATTTCTATATTCTTCGCCTTCAAATGCAATATGTGTGTCCCAATTACGTTTATATACACTTATAATTTTTGGATCTAAACTTCTAATAAAACCAAACCAACCACCACGGTAACCGCAATCACCACGGTAACCGCGCTGTGTATATAATTCATACAACTTATCATCAAGTTTAGATTTGTAGGCAATTACAAGTTCAGTCATTTTAATCTATTCCAATCTTTGGCTGATCTTTTAAAGATAAGATATATTATTACAATGAATAAAATTACTGGGACAAATTCGTTATCACACATATTACAACCGGTACTGTCTAACAGCAATTACACTTCTGAGACAACCTACTGCAATAGGAAAAGATTGGTTCCATTCAAATCTATGAATCCATGCCGTGTTGTCAATGCCCCTTGAAACGTTAGTCCAATATTCGCCAGTTTTATGCATATTCAATACTTGACAAACCAACATTGTCTCTATATCTGGCAATTCACCGCCTACTGAGTTGCACCATTCTTTTGCATCTTCCCAAGACATTTCTTTTGCAGCTTTTGGACCCATTCTGTATTCAACTGCATTATATGTGTAAATGACAGGTGCATTATCCCAGTCATACTGTTCTTCGTCTAGTTGTTTTTCTAGAACTGCAAGGCGTTCGTAAATTTGTTTGATTTCTTGTTTAATGTTCATAAGAATCTCTTGTGTTTAAATTGGGTGTATTATAGCAGAATAAGACTACTTATCAACGATTTTAACTTTATAACCAAGTAATTGTTCAATTTCAGCTATTGATAATTCTGTGCAATTAATCAGTTTGTTAAAATCTTGTTCTGAATATTCTTGACCATTTAAATACCACTCTCTAGATCTATCCGCACGTTCAATAGCTGGGCCATCTTCTCGATGTAATTTGTCATGTTGATACCATAATTTAGAACCATTTATCCATTCAACCGCTGGTCCGTCTGTTCTATGACGCTTGCCATTTAACCACCATTCTTTGTAACCATTCTCAAATTCAACAGCTGGTCCATCTTCTCGATGTAATTCGCCATTTAAATACCATTCGGTTCTATCTCTGTCAACTCGTACTGTGTATTCGATCATGTTGTGTCTCTCTGTGTTGTGTTAAGTTGTGTGCATTATAACAAAATAAAACTACTTGTCAAACTGCTTTGGTGGGTACTCGTGAATTATAGAATTTGGTTTAGAATTGTCTGTGAATCTATCAAGCCACCGATATGCACTGTTAAGGTCATGATGAAACATCCGGCCAAGCCTTTTAGTTTCAAAATATTCCCACCCTAAATACCAACTACGTTTACGCTGTGGATAAAAACTACCAGTTGCTGTATCTTCTAATACTCTATACTGTGTCATAATTTAACCTTATTGTTTTAGTAAGAACCAAGTGTAATGCGCTTCTGTTTCAAAAGTCAGTAGATACTCCGAATGCCCCCATACCCTGAAATCCAGTATATCAGGGTACCTAGTAAATACAAAATCAGAGAAAGTACCAACGAACCCAGCTTCTCGCCATTTACCAAAAAAATTAAATGTGGAAGCTTGGACTGCGATTGTATAACTCATTGTTTTAATAAAAACCAAGTGTAATGCGCTTCAGATTTAAATGTAAAAGTCATATCCAGTAACCTCGGTGATGGTATCGTATATGCTACTGATACGCATTCTTGGTAGTTTTCCATAATAAAATCTTTGAATGACAACATATCAGCTACATTGGTATATTCTTTGAAGGAATCCCATGCTCTGTATATGTTGCTGGGTAATATAATTTCGTAATTCATGACCACCTCAATAAAAACCAAGTGTAATGTGCTTCAGATTTAAATGTATATTTAAAAGTTAAATATTCATAGTCATGTTCATCAACTGTTTCAATCTTTATTATCTCAGGGAATGTTTCTTTAATCCAGGTAAAAAAATCAGGTGCATCGAGATGGTTTCTGGAACTGATATCTACTATTTCACACCATTTTTTATAACACCCTGTGAATCTAGAATAAGGTGCTGCCCAAGAATCTTCTATTTGAAATGTCATTGTTGTAATAAAAACCAGTGATAATGTGCTTCTGAATTAAAGGTTATGTTTAGGTACATTCGATCCCCATGGTGATACTCGGCGTGAATGATTTCGTCATGGTGGTGCATTAGCCAATTGGGTAATTTACCTTGGAACTGGAAATCATGGACGTACATTCTAGTGGTTGCCCATTTACCAGCTATTCTGCTATGTATTGTTAGTTGGTAAATCATTGTTGTAATAAAAACCAAGTGAAATGTGCTTCGGATTTAAATGTATATCGGTAAGCTGGGTAATCTTTCAGATAGTATCCACCCATTCTGTTAACATCTATAATTTCAGGAAAGGTGTCTTTAACCCATTGGGCAAAATCGGTAGAATGTGTATAATTCATGCACCAAGCTTTACTTATCAGTGGAAATTTAGATATCGGGGCTCCAAAATTGTCAATTATTTCAATAGTCATTGTTGTAATAAGAACCAGTGATAATGTGCTTCTGATTCAAACGTAAATTCTACTCCACCAAATACACTGTTAGCAGATAAGCAGATAGGATAATGTTTAACACAATACTGCCCATAACTTTTATTAGTACCATCCCATTGCCGTCTACCAGCATCCCAGTTTTTCCATGATCGCCAAGTTTTGAATTGGACTCGAATAATTTTTACTTTAAAAGACATGAATTAATACCTACTAATTTAAATCACGCTAAAAAAGAGTGTATTATATTGCTACAATACACTCTTGTCAACATTAATCGTCGGATGCTAAAGCACCAAATAATCTCAGTAAATCCAGGAATAGATTTACAAAGTCAAGATACAATGACAAAGCGCCCATTACTTCAAGATTGGTATTACTTTCATAGCTAACCATTTCTTGAATGTTTTGTGCATCATATGCGGTAAATCCCAAGAAAATGATAACACCAATTCCAGATAATGCCAAATCTAATAATGAATTACCAATGAATAGATTGATAACACTAACAATAATTAAAGAAATCAATCCAACCATCAAGAAGGCACCAATCGATGTTAAATCTCGTTTAGTTGTCATCCCGTAAATTGCCATAGTGGTAAACAATACCGTTGCACCCAAGAACGCACTGGTAATCAACCCTGCACTATATTGATGAAAGATCACCGACATGGAAATACCAAATGTTGCTGAAAAGATCTGTAATAGTCCATGAGCTACAATTGGCGATTCGGTTGATTGCAAAACTGCATGGAAAACAAAAACCATTGCCAGTGGTACTAATAGCACTACCCATTTCATTGGGCCAGTTAAAAAGAATGCAGTTAATGTTGGACTTTGGCTAACGATATACGCTACTACCATAGTAGTGAATACTGATAAGGCCATATTGCGATAAACACGTGTCATCGCATTTGATTTTGTTGCTGTATAAGTTGTCATATTTTTATGTTTTGTTAAATGTTTGAATTGGTGCAAGAAACGCCATGGCCATTGGTATCAAGGACTTGTGTGACCCTGCCTTTCTCGCCTATTACAAATTGTAAATTATTGATACATCGTGTTTCCACCATACCATTGATACCAACTGATACATTGTTACTGTTGGTGTGTATAATACCGCCAATAATGCAGATGATAGCAATAGTAATAACTATCTCGATTAGTGTAAAACCTTTCATTTTCATTGTTTACTCTTTGTTGTTAAATTAAGCTAATTGTTCAATCTGTTCAATTGCTTCTAATAGTTTTAGTTTACCTAATACCACCTTATCCACAATTTTTGAGATAGATTCACTTAATGCGATATGGTATGCATCATACTCATCTTGTGCCTTTGCAACTTGTTCTTTACGCTCTTGTGCTTTTATTGTTAAATCCGGCCAATCTAACTCACTAATATAAATAGGCCCAGTGTTATCTGTATTACGCAGTGTAGCAGAACCATCAATTAATGCTTGAACCACATCTTTGTGTGTAATAACAATATGTTGTGGTTCAGTACTCCATGCATTTTTAATCAATAACTTACGTTGTTTGATAGTTTCAACACGTTTATAAAAATAATTCAGTTGTTCTTGTTCAGATGCGATACTCATTGTTGTCCTCTTTGTTTAAGTTGGTTGTATTATAGCAGATTTTACTGGTGTGTCAATAAAATCCAAAACAAAACTCTTGAAAATTTCCAGTGGCATCCAATGCTGTTTTGGCAGCAGCCATATTTCCATTGTAGTCAAATGTACTCTCAGCTAATTCAGAAAACCCAAGTGGCAATGCTTGATTCAATGCATCACTGGCAATTTTATCATCAAGATAACCATATTTCTCCCAGTATGCTTTAGAAGTAATGTTTATATACTCTCCATCCGCTTCATCTGTTATGATTTCATAATACCAGAAATCTTCAACTAAATCCGAGTCGTCATCACTTGAAAGTGATATTCCAGAACTACAAGAACCACCGCAACATTCATCTGCGCCACACCCTTCTTCAGGTTTTTCAGGTTTTTCAGGTTTCTCACCAAGATCAGGTGTCATATTATTGAAGTTTGCAGACTCCATCATTTCAACAAAGTTGTATTCAGTAAAGTTTGAATTATTGAACATACCTTCTGATACCTCGGTTGAGCCAGGCGGCAACCCTTTAACATGATTGGCTACAAAACCAGATTCATATTGTTCATTGCCATATACACGAAACTTAACAGTATCATATTCATCCCATTGTGCATAGGGTTGAATTTCGAATGACCATTGCATATCTGGTTTAGTGAGAGTAACTTCCAATCCATACCCACGTTCGATTACGTAAACAGTTTCATTCATAATACTGCTGTTAAAGATTCGCACATTATCACCGTTGTTGGCTTTATACTTACGTGCTTGTTTCCAATCAGAAGCATAAGTGAGTAATGGACTAATTGATTTGCTATTTTTGATAGCGGTTCTGCAATCTTGAGCTGTAATTGTCATAATAATCTCATGTGTGTTTGAAAGTTAATAGTCTAGCAAGATGATTTTAATTTGTCAACTATGATCGGTTGAGGATGAAGTTTTAAATTTTCGCATGTTTGTTCTCCATTGCTATACGTTCTTCGTTCTTAAAATGTTCACGTAAATCAGTTAGTACAATACCTAACCAATTTTTACCTGGCCATTGCTCTGGCGGAATTTTTTTTGCATCTTCTTCATTTAACCCGACTCCCCATATACTGTCAAATGGCGATGCCTCTACTAATAATGAATTACCGGTGTTCATTAATCGGTTATACAGATTTTTGTTTTGTGAGAACTTGCCATGATTACCACGAAATGCGATTTGAATTGCATTCTCATTCCACCAGACCATATCAAAATCACGAACTTTACGGCCTAATGCTTTTTGTTCTTTTGGATTGGTTGATGCTAAAATTTGTTCTGCAATTGCATCATTGAATGGATTAGAAAATAATCGTGCTTTATGATACATCATATACTGTTCGGCAGTATTGTATTTGATACCATCTAATACAAAATTAGAATGATACCATTGAGAAAATGGACCAGTCCAGAAAAAAATGTGTTGGGTGTTTGGCATAATTGTTCCTTAAAATAAAAAGTATAACATAGGTTGGAAGTAGTGTCAACTACTCCATTTAAGAATGAACCAGGTTGCATCGACATCTTGAAACTCGTAATGATAATCACGAACCCTAATTACATCAAATCCTTCATATTTGATACATATCTCCCATGTTACGTATGGTGTGTATTTGCTGAGGCAATAGTCTGCAAATTTCGGGAAGTTTCGAATATCTAGTACAGTCATGATGAAAATCTCATAATACACCAATTTAAATGTGCTTCATCTTTGAATCGTAATCCAAATAAGCTTTTGATCCATTTATATCCCATCTCATCACCATCTGGTGATGGCACACCAAAGTTTTCTGTACACCATTGGTATACATCCGATTCGGTTATTTGGTCAGATGAATCAAACATGAATTCAATTGCATATGGGAATTTTGATGTTTTGATATGTCGTTTAATATATTTCATCTTTAATAATTCCTTTGGTAACTGCCCAATTGAAATAGTCAGGAAATTTATATCTAACTTCATAGAATGTTAGTTCTTTATGTTTACCATAAGGGAACACATTTGATTTTAGATATTCATCATACTCTGCTGCTTGTTCTTCCTTGGTCTTACCATATAAATGTGTTTCTGGTAATTTGCCACGAATGAATTCATGTAGCCCCAATGCTTCATTAAGTGTTTCAACCGATTTGTTAAACCATACTGGTCCGAATACTTGTTCTACCCGAGTCCATTTAACATTGTTGATGGGTCTACCACTATACATACTGGTGAATGAATACCCATCATCATACCCGGATGATAAAGATAATGGTCGGCAATAATCGGTTGCTAGGACTATATCCGATGCTTCTAATACAACTACTTGAATCATGATAGAAAGTGTGGGTCAGAATTAATATTAAGAAGGAACCAAGTATAGTATTGTTCTTTTTCAAATTCAATGAACTGTATGATATTGTTCGAATCTCGTACTATTTTGGCGTGATATTCGTTCATGATATTGTCCCTATCGGAAATACCATAAGATCCATTAGTATTATAGACTAAATTTTTCCACCACGTGGGAGTTAGATCGAAGCTGTTATTAGGTGATAATATTATTCGTTTTGTCATAATTAGGTCCATTGTATTGTAAACCATGTAAACTCGGAATCATCCAATGTCCATTTCCATCCAGTGCCATTGATGTTTTCATGATAGGATGCTGATTTAAAGCCATACTCGGCAAATGTTTCTACATACAGTTTTCCAGTTTCTCTATATTTTTGTTTTAATATGGCGTAAAACTTTGGATAATCGTCTAGTTTAAATTCTTTCATTGTGCAAATCTCATTAAAAACCATGTTCGGTCGGCTTCATTTCTAAAATAATAAGTTCGGCATTTTGATACATCACCACTTTTCCAATACCATCGTCCCTTATATTTTCCCATATTTTCAATGCACCAACATGAGTATTCATAAAACATTGAATAGGAATTGATTGTTGAAAGTTGTATTTCCACCGCATGTTTAAAGTATCGTTTTCTGGTAGCTGTAAATGATTTAAATTTCATAAGTATTTTAGTATGAACCAATTTGCTTGTTCACCCGTCATAAATTCGATATAACGTTTTCTGGAGTGTTGTTTGATTACACCACCTTTATCAAATAACCAATCCTCAAATTTTTTACCGGTATATGCACGGGTGACTCGGTTATATGAATGGTAGAATCGCGGAGATCCATTCTCTATATTCCATTGCCTCCATATCTTATCGCGATTATCTGAGTTTAGTGTGTGTTTCATTTTAACTCCATCTTATTACAAACCAGGTATATTCTTCTTCACTGAGGTGGATACCAGTAGATGAACCATCATATGATATTGCTGTTTTAAATCCAGCAATTCGAAGTGCTTCAACCCAAGTATATGCGTTATCAAATTTAGAATTATTATAGCATTCTTGTCTAAATTTTTGATATTTTCTAATATCCAGTTTGATCATGTCCATCTTAATAAAAACCAGTTACGATCGGATTCATTACAAAACACAAATGAGTATTCATCTGATAATAATGATCGACCCACGAAATTCCACCTATCAGTTTTCTTTGATACTTTAATCTTTATTTCATGAGTAATAGCTAATTCATCATAACCAAATACATCTTGACACCATGAAATCGCTTGATGGGTGTCGGTATATTTAACTGTTGCAAAGTACATTATATCAGTGTTATTCATAGGTGTCAAATAGAAAAAGGGCCAAAATCTTGGCCCTTGTGTTTTGATTTACGTTGATACGTTTTTTTCTTATCTTCTTCGACGTTCGGTCGATTGAATTTGTGGCAATGTTTAGCCACTGGGTTATTTGGTGTTTTCATATTACACTCCGATGTATTTTTCAATTTCGTGAATCACTGATAGATGTGATTGGGACAACTTACGGTTTTCACGTAGAAATTCAATTATTTCTCTTGTGGAGATAATAGCTTTGTCGGTTGGATGATCCATAACATTGCTTAATCTATCACATAGTTTGATGAATAATCCATAGCTACTCATCCCTAGCATTTTTCGTTTGAGATATTCTTTCTTACTTAATTGTTGAACCAATTTTGGATCACTAGTCAATTCCAATACTAGACTAGCCACTAATGGACTAAATTCTGATGCCAGTTCGACAAAGGTAGTATCAGTATCTTCGAGGGTATCATGTAAGATACCTGCTTCAACTAATTGTGGCAACTTCTTTGATATTTTAAAGGTAGATACCAATTCACCAACATGCAGTACATGATTGACATAAGGTTCACCTGACACTTTTCTGTATTGACCTGAATGTTTTTGTGTTGCGAATAGTTTAGCTTTTTCAGACATGATTCCTCCTAATGTTGTATATATCTTACCATTATGGCTGTGGATTGTCAACATATTCTTTATTACCCCTAACTGCACCCGATGAGATTTCAGCTTGTGTAAGCGGTCTACAATCTATAGGCTTTTCATTCTTACTGCATATCCTGGAAAATTCACGACGTTCAATAGGGGGTGGTTGAATTGATTTACGTTGTTCAGCTTTTTCTTTAGCCGAATCTGGTCGTTCAACAGGCGAAGTTAGCATCATTATTAATAGTATCTTTTCCATATACAATACCGCCTCTTCTTACTGATTGTTTCTTATTTGTTGATAATAATTTTCATGAGAGGAGCGCCTAAATGCTTGATTTTTATACATTTTGTGTTATACTAAAATCTAAATAAAGTTATAGTTTAAACACACAAAGGAGAACACACTATGTTAGAAAAATTATTTACGCAAGAAAACATCACTGCTATTATCAGTGTATCGGTATTTATTGGATTGGTCTTTATGTTGACCATTGGGTATTTTGTACCTATGCAACCAGTTTGGTGGAATTCGTTTTAATTGAAACTACCCCAGTATAGCCTAATCTATCTGGGGTTAATTTTTAGAAATCCATAACAGTTATTAAAAATTGACGAATGCTACATCACTATTCAGTTGTTTGTCCATCTTGTAAGGTTTGAATATCAGTTGGTTGAATATCAATCCACCCTTTTTCAATCCATAGATCTTTATTATATTGTAACTGTAACTCAGCAGTAAAATCATCACCAACTTTAAAAGTTTTAGAATCATCTTGGGCAACGGTATCATGAATACCGTCTGCATAATCATTTGACGATGGGGTTTCTTCTTGATCAATAATATGAACAACTTTACCTTCGTATATGTATAACCAATTAGTCATTAGAGTTCTCTTCGATATTGTTTGTTAATAATTGTTGATTTAAAAAATCAGTTGTTAATAAATTTGGGGTAGGTAATGAAGGAGTAAAAGCAATTGGTAATACTTCCTGTGATAAAATTCCTTCACTGATACATAACTTTAATGCATCTTCATGTTTTAATAACCGATACATTAAATCATCTTGCAACCTACCGTAAGAAATCATTTGAGCTTGTGCTTTTCTAGTTAGTTTAATTTTTAATTCATCATAAAAATTAATTTCATACATTTCATCATCTGATTTACCAGGAATTCTAGTTTTTTCTGCTTCAGTAGCTAGAAATTGTTCGTATTCTCGTAAAAATTTAATTTCTTCTTCGCAACTATTAATTGTTTTAATTTGTTGAGGTTGTTCGATTAAAAATCTTTTATATTTAATCGTGGTTTTATCCCCGTTTTCAATATATTCTATATTTAATTTAGCTAAAGCCAATGCTGTTTGGCGTTCTAGTAATATTCCTCTAATTACTCTCAGCTTCTCCCATACAGTTTCCCCTTCTACATCGAAGATGTAATTTGCATTATGATTCAATCTTCCCATGATATCCCTTTATAATATTTTTAAATAGATGCACCACCAGAACTTATTCTTATAGTACCAACCGATGTTTCTGAACCAACTAATGATCCACATGCATTTATACGAGTAACAGTGTTGCTAGTACCAGTAGTATCATTTACCCCCCCATAAAACATACCATTTGACCCCACCCTCGCGCCAGATATAAATCTTCTTGGTGTACCAACACTTGGTTCTGAACCAACTAATACTCCACACTCATTTATACGAGTTACTATTCCAAGATTACTACATCCGTCACAACCAGCATAGAATAACCCATTTGACCCGACTGGTGCACCACCTAGTCTCCTTCTGTATGTTGTCCCAACAGTAGTTTCTGAACCAACCATTGCTGCACAAGAATTTATACGAGTTACTAGATTTCCACCATAAAATAATCCATTTGACCCGACCAAGGCCCCAGCTAACTGCGTCCTTGCTGTACCAAGAAACACCTGTGTACCGACCCAAGACCCACATGCATTTATACGAGTGACTGCATTGCGATTATTAGCATTATTTCCACCATAAAATAATCCATTTGAACCTACATTTGCTCCACCTGAATAAGCAATATATATGGCAGTGGGATTTGTTGTTTCCCCAACTAATGATCCACACGCATTTATACGAGTAACAGTGTTTTTAAAAATAGCACCCAAAAACCCACCATAAAATAACCCGTTTGCCCCAACCGATGCTCCAGTTAAGCCAGCTCGTGCAGTACCAACAGTACTTTCTGAACCGATTAATGATCCACACGCATTTATGCGAGTAACAGTATTTATATAAACACCCGAAGTCCCACCATAAAATATTCCAGTAGCTGGGCCAGAAGATTTACCATAAAAATTACTTAAACTAATTTGCCCAGACGCAATTCCTGCCAGACCTCTAAAATTACTATCATTCAAACTGGCTTGTGCAGTACCACTCATACCCAATTCCAATTCAATAGATTGTCCTACGGTTGGACCACCCATACTTATTGTTCCACTAGCATTTAATGCCATACTTATTCCTTGTTGATATCATATTTATATCATTCCTTGTTAATTATTGCTATAGAGTTTATTCTGTCAATTTCTAATACACCTTCACATGCAATATTCCAATCTTCACCAGTTTGTTCACTATATGATGGAACATTTAGTTGAACATGTTTAAATAGATATTCTTTGTCATTTTCAAAAACTCTCCATACGTGTTCAAGTGTTCCTCTACCTGGCTGCCCACGAGATTTGTTAAAACGTATCAAATAATGATTCATTAAATAATCTCTGGTTTACCATCAATACCACATTGTTCTGGTGGTTTTCTTGCAGAACCGATATTAATATGAATGAATTTTACCGGTGAGTCAGACGCATTTTTGCTAAATGAATGCGGTAAATATGCATTAGTAAAGAAAAGATCACCTACTTCAGGAGTAATAACTACCAGTTTGCTTGATTCATTAAGATCAACTCTATTTTTTTGTATTAAATCTAATTGTACTTTACCAGGTCTTGGATCATGAATGATAAATTTAGAACTATCAACTGGAACTTCAGTAAAGTAAAATGCAATTAATTGCGAACCTTCTGAATGGACATGTTGTTCCATTCCTGATAATTTATGATGTTCCTGTAACCACATTGCAGAAGGATATACGTTATATAATTCCATTGCATACCCTTGTGCATTAAGTATATTCCATGCAGTAGTCAATACATATTCTGTAAATTCCTGCATTCGTGGGTCCATAGTTAAGTCTTGTGACATGTATACTGGATATAATTCATCTAGTTCAATTTCACTTTTTAATTCTTGAACAGACTCATCAGAAACTGATTTTACAGTATCCAAAAACTCAAGTTTGTTAATTTTGTATATCGGAGAAGAGAAAAAATGATAATCTTCCAATGTATCTGTTTTGTTTGATTTTACAACTGCTGCCATTATTTTTTACCTATTAAAGTTAGTGCAAATGTCTATGAATACGTTGACGATGTGGATGAACGTGAATAACCACAGGAGGTGCAGGTGGACCAACATAATCATGATATTGATATCTAACTGGATGTACCGTACATCCAGTTATCCCAAGTAATATTACAATAATTCCTGCTCTAACCATACCTTACAATCTTCCCAATTTTTATATTGATGTGCTCGACCACCAGCCGCGATCCAATCATCACAGTTAGATTTACGATCATCAATTAAGATGCTATTATGACCATTACAATGTGAAGCCTTGTCCCATGAATATGGTCCAAATAACACATCTATTCCAGGAAAATATTTATTGCACCAATGCACCTTATCTTGGATAGCATATGGAAAATTATTCTGACGTGGTATTGCAGTTAAAAATCCTATTTTACCATTGTGTTTATTACAATAATTCTCACACCATTCTACTAATTCATTTGCACCATTTTTTAATGGTAGGTCACGGTACATGCGTTGATTATTAGTCAACTTGCTCCATTCACCATCTGGCAATCTTTCACCTTCTGGAAGTTTATGATTGAAAAATTCTCTAGCATATCCCATCCAATCTGCTACGCAATCATCAACGTCAATTGCTATTGTTATGTTATTCATTGTAAGTCTCACCATTAATAAAATAATTATATAAAAACGTAGTTAACCTAACTATCTGCCTTTCATTCCCATATGATTCTATCACCTCATCATGAATTTCAACCACTATTTCAGAAATTTCTTGAAGAAGATTAGAGTCAAATGTAAGGATTGCGGGTTTTTTGAAATCATCCGTAATAATGGTGTAATCACTGATTACACCATATATCACATGTGCAAGATCAGGATTCACAATTTTATCTAAAAATTCATCAGTTGAAGATACGGTGATTTCATCCAACTGCTCTATTAAATTAATTAAATCACGCATTATTTTCAACTTTCTTGGCTATAATATGTAACTTGTCTGCCAATTTAAGAATTTTATTGTAAGATTCTTGTTTTTGTGCAGATGATACATCAGAATGAGGAATAGAATTCAACATATCTGTATTGTTAAGAGATTCATTAATCATCTCATCTATTGCTTTTTTATCATATGCCATTGTATCCACCTTTGTTATTTTTGGACATTATATCACGATCTTTCGTTATTGTCAAACTACTTGAATACCCATATCATTTAGCATTGTTATGATGTCTTCACGTTGTTCATCATCAAATTCTTCACCCCTGATCTGTGCAACTTTCTGTAATGCGGCATCCAGTTCTTCATTAGTCAAAGTACCTTGTTCTTTTCCTTTCGCAAGTAACGCCTTCATTACATCAGTAACAGTTGATGAGTTGGGTTCATCAGATGGTAGTTCAGATGGTAGTTCAGTACTAGTAAAATTCTTTTTTATTGCTTTTCTCAGCTCTGGATTATCGGTTGTTCTATATGTCAAACCTATCATATCATCAGCCAAGTTAATACGTTTAGCATATGCAACAAACACATCAGGTGGTAATATACCCATGTCATTATATAATTGGGTATCAATCACAGGTGTTTTATTATGTTTTGCCATATTCAACAATCTTTTATGTTTTATTTCTTTAATGCGTTCATCATCACCGTCAGTATCAAGCAGATCCCTTACTCTGATTACCGAGTTTTTAATAATTGATTCTTTTACTTCTTCTGATCCTTTACTGTAAATATATTCAAGATCTGAGAATCTGGCATTTGTTTGATTATCCATTACTGTTGGAAATACTTTATCAAGAGTGGAAACATCATCAAGTCTAACATATAAATCATGAAACACATTGATAGAATCATGTTTGATAGCCGCTGCTATAATTTTCTTTGTAAGATTGGAGTCATCGCTATCATAGTTATACACCAAATCTCGTAGTTCACTCTCAGGTCCAGTTTCACAGATATGTGTTAATATGTTACTAATTAGTTTATCAATTTTGTATGAATCTTCAATGTAATAATTTTCAGGAAGCCTAGATTTAATATAGAATAAAATCTTTGGTGATAATTTGTGATGTTTTAAGATAGTATATAAGCATTCATCTTCACTACTTTTACCATAATCGGCATATTCACCTTTTAAAATGTTAACAATGACACCCGCAGCATCACTACCTTTCATTTTATCAGATTTAACCATCCAATTTATAACCGATAGATCTTTACAGAATTTAGCAACCTCACTAGTATCTATTCGATCTTCTTTAACACGTTTAACCCATAAATTATGTACTGCTTCCCATACCTTATCATCACTTAAATTAGTATATGAATCAATATCACTCAAAATACTGTTTGGTATGATGTCATTTTTAATCAAATTAAATATTACATCAGAATCAGCTGATGCCATTAGTTTAATGACAATCTGGTCATTTATATGTTCATTGTTAGCTATTAATCCATATATTTTTGGATCAATAGTATACATAGAATTCAAACGATTAACCGCATTAACAACATCAGCCAATTCGTCTGAGTTAGATGCATTCTTAATATCGGTTGCAAGATTTTTAATAACCACTCGCATTTTATCATCAAGATTATTATAGAAATCCATTGAATTACCATGTTGGTATTCATCTTGAGCATAATCAAAAATTCTATTCATGGTATCTGCATCACAATTTGGATTTGATAAGATAGTCAAGAACGCATCCTTATCAACTAATTCATCTCTTGGATCAGCCATTCTAATCAACTTTCTAGTAATTATATTCAATGTACTAGTACCAACCTTTAATTTAAGAATATCATACAATTCTTGAATATCAGTAGATCCTTTAATGACATGTCTTAAACCATCATTATATTTGTCCACGATCATTTGATAAAATCTTAATAGCTCAGTTCTATAATTTTCATATAACCCCTCTGGAAGGAAATTAATAACCCCAGGTGTTATTTGATATATTTCTGTAAGCAGCTCAAAGAATTCTTTAGGTGCCTCATCAATAAATCTCGGTGGAAATGTTGAGATATCACCCGTTACTGAATTCTTAATAAAAGTTTTAGTGAGTTCCATTGCTGCTTTAGCAGTTTGAGCTCTTGATACCACAGTTGGATAGTTGGTTGGATCATTTGCTAATACCATTTTCAAATAACCAATAGTCAATAACTCAGGTGGAACTTTGGTTACTGCATTTTGATATGTACTATAGGTTTGTTTATCGGTTTCATAATTACCATGGGTTTGGGTTGTATTTTGATATGAAAATTCATTGTAATTATATGCATGTGGATGTAATCTAAATAACCCATCTAATTCTTGTGATGCATTAACAGCATCCGCCCATTCTTTAACCTTTTCACGGAATTCAGCTGGAACGCCAGCACCTCGACCATATACCTTATCATGCACACCTAAAGCAATCTGATGGGTGGTATCACTGATAAATGGTTTCATTGAAACACGTGCAACAGGATCATCCAAATTCATATCATCTTTTTTAACTAGATAGGCAGCGATAGATCCAATTGCTACATCCCTTACCGCAGGTTGGGCATTCTCACCTTGTGCTTTACCCAACTCATCAAGACCAGTCCAGCCACCGCCAAGATTTAAACAACTACTCCATTTCTTATTGGTACTTACTTCAGCTACTTCGTATTTGTCACGAGTGATCACAATTACTTGATTACTGGTGTTGAAATCTTCAGAATGTTCTACTTCAAACTTATTAGCAATACTTCTATCAACTTTATATGCATCAAAGATTTTACCAATACTTTCAGGTTTTGGTGGTTTGACGAAGATTCCTTTAGCATAATCCATTACATCATATTGCATAGTTGCCAATGCATCCATAACAGATTTATTAGGCAATGCTTTTGGATCAGTTCTATGTGGATCACTTTCCCATGCTTGATATATGTCAGGATTACGTCCGAATACAACATTAGCAGTATATTGTCTTGGGGTTGAACTAATAGCAGTACCAGCAATATAATCTAGAATTTTATAGCCGAGTAGTGCTAATGTATTAACAACTTCTGGACTTGGATCAGCAGTACCTGACATAGGTAGGTATATACGTGATTCATTCCCAAATATATGATCCCATTGTGCTGGGTTATATTCCATGTTTTTTATAAGGTCATCGACATATTTCTTTTGGTTGTCATTCAATGCCTCATTAAATAATTGTCTTAACTTCATTCACTTATCCTTGTACAAATCCAGCTGGTAAATCATAGTGTGCAATGGTATCTTTTGGTTTTACCACTTGAGTATTAACTATTTTATTCATATTGAATAATACGATCATAGTAGCATTACCCCAGCCAAATGGATTATTAACCACTAGATAGTCACATCCATGTTGAACTAGGAATTCTCGTTCAACTGCTTTATTACCTGGTCTTATTGCCTCTTCATTAACAATAACATTAATGAAATGTTCTGCTAGTATGTTATTACCATCTTTAGCAAGATTGGTCATTCTTGCTGTTACATCTTTACGTTTAGCTGCTACTACATATAATTTAACAAAATTTAATACATCTGGTAAAGGAATAGTAACTTCGTTTGCTGATCTACCTTGGGCAATAGTGATCATATAAAGTTTTCTACTACCTTTAGCATATTTCTTAACTGATTCATAGTTAGTAATCAGGTATAATCCAGGACCATATTCTGATCTGCCAGTTGAATATTTCACTACTGCATCAAGGTTGCCGCCATGCCATAAACTCATAGTTCCAGGTTGTGTAGATGGTTGAATTATTTCTTCTAGTATAATTTCTCTTACTTTCATTAGTTGTCCTACATTACAAAGATATGATTCATGCATGCACTTAACACATCTTCAAACATGAATGGCATGGTATTCATTAATCCTTGGATGCCATCATTAACATCATCTTCTGGAACATCGGGATTAGCATTCATCGATTTCTTACGTCCCCAGTTTGAAGATCCATAGGGTATATTGCTTGGCAACATGTTTAATTTTATTTTACCAGTTTTCAAAAATTGTGCAAATAATTCATATAAAAATTCATATGGTCTTTGTAATAATCCTCGTCTGCTACTACGTTGTGTACCAATTGCATGAAATAATCCGGTATAATATTGGTCATACCGACGATCATATCCTTCAGATTGGATGTTCACACGATATATGGTAGATAAAATTTCATGAATAGTTCCAAAGAAATAATTTTCTACATATTTCCATGCAGCATCATGTGCTGCATTACCACGACTTGCAACAATAGCATGTCCAAATCGATGTGCCATGATCCAGGGTGTCATTACAACTTTGTTAGTACCGGTATTTGATACATATACAATAGTAATTGCATCACTATCCACGTCAGATAATATTTTTTCAGCAATTTCTGGATGTTTGGCAAATGTTTGTTGAATAAATTGTGGTGTTACTTCACCTCGTTCTTGAAATTTACGTAATCCTGGGTAATTAACAGGGAAGATTCTGAAATCAGCACCAGTTTTTGCAAAGAATTTATAAAGCTTTTGTTCATACTTTTGATTCTGTATTAAGTTCTTATCGCGTTGATCATTAAAAGAACCAGGTTTTTTAAAATCACCTAATGGCTCATAATCTGTGATTGGGGCTTCTGTTATAATTTCTGTTACTTTCATTTATCATCCTTGATGTATTCGTTAATCAGATCGGTTCCTGAATAACTACCGCTGGCTCCAACAGCTGATGCAATTTGGCTAGCATTCCATGCTACGTAGAAATATTCACCTGATTGATGTTTGAATACCAATCCATCATATTTGGTAATTGCTATGCTATTTTGGAGGAATGCCTCATCTTGGTTTTTATACAGGTCATAGGATATAGTGTTTAATTGACGTAATAGTGAATCATTATTTCTATATAAATCAATAACATCCCGTAATGCTTCATTTTTATTCATTGAATAAGGAACATCGTAGTTATCTCTTAAATATTCATCAATATTAGGTGAGTTAAGAATAAATTGTTTTACTTGCATGCCGGTAAGTAATTTTTTAGAATTAGCTGGCATGGGTTTTTTGATGGATAGATATACTGGGATGACATTAGGTGCATCGGCATCTGGGTTAGCATAACCTGATGCAGTTGATGGGTAATTAGTGAAGTAAAATCCAGTACCATACTCAGCTGCACCAACACTAGCATGTTCATAACTGAATCTTGTAAAATCTGCATTGGTTCCATGATACATAACCAATGGTCTTTTGTGCTCATCTACTACTTTACTACCTTTGAACCATGCCCAAAAATTAGCTAATGCAGTATCATTATAGGCAATAGGTTTACCATTACTATTTTCATTAGGCAATGTTCTACGTGCCTCAAATAATTCTCTTAAATTCATAATATTATTCCGTAATATTACTATTTAACGTTTTTCGTTATCTTTGTCAAAGGTATTAGGTATTACTAAAGGAGAACTCCGTTCTCCTGTTCTTCGCTATCGCTCATCACATTTTTCTATCCTACCTATTCAACTAGATTACGATTATATTTTGCCCCATCAAGGGGGCAAAAAAATATTTCAACTGAGTTGACTTCATATCTGATATTACACTATTACAGAGGCGGTCAGCCGGTACCTCGAAGTGCTGTCTTTATTCTGACGGCGGGAGTATGAATACATATCAGCGCATTCATATCCGTGTGGTTTCTCTCCACTCTTTTAGCCTTTGTTTATTTGTTCAAATTTTCGAAATTGGTTGTACTGAAGGCGTATCCAATCATCATTCACAACACTAGGTGTGAGTAGTCGAAAAAGTCACTGCATCAGCTCAGCTGTTTCCCTCTACGCGAAGCACATTCCGTATCTCGGGGCACCTTAATCCATTTTACCGGTGCTAGTATTATCTGAAGTTTTATTGCCTTTACTATGTCTAAATTTTGCCTATTTGATGTTATTATACTTTAAAACAAATTCAATGTCAAGAAAATTTTAATATTAACCAAGTGTAATGTGCTTCACTCTCGAATTCATAACCTGCATCACTCAGTTCACATCCATAATCTGCTAATAATTGTCTTTCTGCTTCTACCCAACTCTCGAATGGGACAGATCGATCATTATATCCAGTAATCTCATCTATATTCTTCTCTATATTAGGTGGAATATTATTAACAATATATTTTTCATTGGATGTCATTTAGATCCCCATTGTATTACAAACCAATTGTAATATGATTCATCTTCAAATAGTAATACATTCACTAGTGACTCCTCATGAAATATATTCTCGGTGTATGTGCCATGATATTTCTTTAGTATGTCATTGACATAATCAATTCTTGCTGGTCTATCAGGTAATGTAGCAAGTATAGGAAGTAGTGACATTAGAAAATCCTGCCAATAGACAGGACAATCCGGCCATCCATACATAATTATTCTTTTAGGTTTCATGACCATTTTAATACAAACCAAGTGTAATCTTCATCATTGTCAAATTGCATACATATACCTGAAATTGTCATATCACGATATATAAATTTGCAATGATACTCCTCTTCAATTATGCTTCTAACCTTATCACCGTCTTTGAGATTTGCCAAATAATAATCATAGGCATTGGAATAAGGTATGAACCCATAGCATCGCTTAATTATAGCCATTTCATAGAAAACCATTGAAAGTGTGCTTCACTTTGAAATATAAGATACCGCCAATCATTAACTAATGCTAATCTGCCATTGAATGTGGCCAATTCTTCATACAATTTTGATGAATTCCACGTATGGAATTCATCACCTAACTTATCACGCATGCTAGATGGTAAATGGTATATGCTAATTTTGAATTCTTTAGTCATGATATTCCCAATTTAGTAAAAACCATGTTTTGTATTGTTCTTTTTCGAATGTCAATTTTAATTGGTCAAATGGTTCATCAGTAGCAGTAGTAGTCCACTCAACAGCTGAAATGCCTTTAAATTCATCTTTGATAAAATCCCTGATAAACTTATACTTCCCCCCATTAAATTTGCAGTTGCAATATTTCTTCCATAAGAGATCTGTATCTTTGCGTGATAACAAAACATAGGGTGGTCGAAACTTAATTAACACATAATTGTAAATTCTTTTAAAAATATTCATGACCACCTTAATATAAACCAATTTCGGTCATCTTGATTTGAAAAATATATTAAATTCCCAGCATATCTATATCGATCAGACTCGTATTGACTTCCAAATTGATCTACACACCATTGTGTAATCATGCTTCTATCAGATGATGGTTCTCTGATGATAACTCCGTATGGGTAATTGTCTGTGCCACGGCAGGTGATTACTCTCATGACCACCTCAACACAAACCAAGTATATTCTTCATCATCCATGCACCAGGAATTAATGCCATTATATATTGCTGTTTTGAAACCGGCAGCTGCTAATATCTCATCCCATTGATTCAAATTATTTAGTTCTGGATTGGAGTAAGCATACTCAACAAACTTTGGAAAATTAGATATCTTAAACTGTTTCATGACCATCTCAATATAAAAAGTGTTCTATGATGTTCTTCTTGAAAACTGAAATTATCTTCAGGCGGATCATAAGCGCTATCTAGCCAATAATTCCATTTTACTTTCTTCTTACCAAATTGATGTTCACACCAGTCACACATGACCCTGACTATTTCATCATAATCAGTATCACTGTATTCTGGTGGTAATTCCCCTGCATGTTTTCTGAGATCCGCTAAATCATCAATGATGACTTTGTAACGTAACCGTTCATCTTCTATTCTCATGACCACCTTAATATAAACCAAGTTCGCAGTGCTTCTGTTTCAAATTTGACAATCCCCCAATAATCTGGGTGATGTGGATTTCTAATATGCGTTGCGTTATCGTATTGACCACCCCATTCTTTAATACATGATTCTATTGATATTTCATGTGCTATTGAATAATTAACTATGTTAGCTATTTCAGATCTGCTTAATGAATGCTTAATCATGACCAATTCAAAAGAAACCAAGTCATATATTTGTCATCTTCGAACTCTAAATATTCGATATAATGTAACTTTTCATTACGGACTAACTTACAATGAAACTCTTTACTAAATTTCTCATCATATTTTTCAAGGTATTCTCCCCAACTTATAATTCCAGAAGTCCTCTGCATCGATAACATGACAGTACTAGCATTGGCATCAAACCATTTTATAGCTTTGTATGCTCTAGGTGTTGGTAATTGAATCACGCTGACCACCTTAAAGTATACCACATTGCATCTTCCTCTCGTCCAAAATAAAATTTTCGTTCAACATGATTATAGAACCATCTTCGGTTCATTTCTGGTTTTCCGAATTGTTCACAACACCAGTTGAAATCATCGAAATTATCTATAGTGGTGTGACAAACCCACCATCCATGAAAATATTTCATAGTTACCCACTATACTTTAATGCAAACCAAGTAAATTCAACTTCATCCATTTCCCAATATGACTCTGTACCAGGTATTTTACTAATGAAATTGCAACTTTTAAATCCTAACTTCCTGATAAACTCATCAATTGCCATCCATTCATATTCTGGATATACTGATAACGCTTTGTCATATAGGTCCATTTCATAAATCTTGACTTTCATAAAAACCTCATTAAGAACCAATTATAGCATGCTACGTTTTCAAATATTATTTTGTCAAATCGGTTGTATTTATGTGCTGGATTTTCATGAAATTCATAAGCTTTGCATTCCGCAAACAGCTTTGCCATATTCTTGTGATATTCATCTAGATTCAAATCACTATTAAGAGCACCACATTCTACAAGAAAGTTTTCTCGTGCCGGATCAGGAATATCATCCCACAATATAGTAACAGTCATGAAAACCTCATTACAAACCAAGTGTAATAAGCTTCATTTTCAAATACGACTCTATCAAACTCTATTTCTCTGAGTGATTCATCATCATATAATTCATAGGCTTTAAATTGGGCAAATGCATCTTCCATATTATCAAGATATTCGTCAGCAGATATAGAATCATCCATCGACCCACAAGCTCTTGTAAAATTTTCACATACTTGGTCAGATATATCGGACCATTTAACAATAAAACTCATGAACTCCACCTCATTACAAACCAATTACGATCAGCTTCTGTTTTAAAAACAAAATGACTATTGCCACAATACCATCTGGTATTATCTATAAACTTCCAACCATGAGAATATGGACCAAATGTTTCTGTCAACCACGCTATCATTTCTTTCATCTCTGATGGTAAGAAATATCCAACCATATATTTAAAATCATGCTGATTGCTTTCTACAGTTTCACATATCATACCGGTTTCCCATACATCGTCTGATTCTTCTAAATTTAATGGATTACCTGGATGTGTACAATAACTACAAGGTGGGTGCCAATGACAAGAGCAACTTCCATTCCTATATAATGAATCAAAATCCTCTTGTAATGATAACCCAACTGCATTTAATCTTCTAGATAATTGGTTTATGACCATTTTAATAAAAACCAAGTTTGAGTTTCTTCTTTATTAAACTCTAATGCTGTTAGTTCGTCTCTTCCAGTTTTTGGATTTTGCTCATAAATTTTAACAGCACCGTATTCAGATTGCAAAATATTTGAAGTGTATATCATAAAATTAACAGTTAAATCACCATGTGTTTTCACAAAGATTTTTTCATGATGGTCGATAAAGTTTTGCCACCATAATGGGGTTTCATAAAAATTTTCACCTGGAATTTCTAATCTCATTGGCTCCACCTTAATAAAAACCAAGTATAACACGCTTCATTGTTAAAGTAAATAGTACGGTATATCCTGCCTGAACCGCCATACTTATTGAATTCTGCTTCAACATTCTCAACATATTTTACCGCAGTAATACTTAAGTCAACACTGCCACACTCATAACACAATTTTTCTATGACATTATCGGGTATGTCACACCACTTTACTATGAAGACCATTTTAACACAAACCAATCACGATGTTCAATTTTTGCAAATCTAAACCGATAGTTATGGTCAACTGGATTAACCAGTTTACGTTGAATCAACAACAATTTATTTGCAACATCTAAATTGTCTGTCAATAACTCCATGTTCCATGATCGATCACCAGCATGCCCAAATGATTTAGTACACCATCTAGTGCATTCTATAAATTCTTCATCAGTGCATATAACATTAATGAAGTGATATAATGGATTTGATTTTGCTTTTGTTAAGACCATTTTAATATAAACCAGGTAAAATCTTCTTCTCGTTCAAAAATTGCATACTTTACCTTAAAATGCGTGATTGACTTATACTCACCAACAACTCTGAATTTACAAAGTTTTTCTAGAAAGTCAATTTTTAAATTAACATCGGAGTATTCCTCGATTAATGCCTTATGTTCGGCAAGAACGTTGTGTAGTTGAACACCAATTTCTTTACTTGTTACAAGTTTCATGACCACCTCAATTTGAACCAATTATATAGTTCAGGTTTTAAATAATATGCCGTTTTGTGATATGGTGGATTCATACCATGCCATAATTCTTTGGGTTGTTGTCTAATCCAATTGTGTAATTCGTCGGACTCCAGTAATAATGGGTTTGATGATAATTCAAAACAATATACAAAACCATTATTGATGAATAGCTCATATGCACCATTTCTAGGTAAACTCATGACCACCTTATTATAAACCAATTCTTATGAGCGTCGGTTTCAAATGTAATTATGGTTTCACACGACTCAGATGTAAACCGACATGAGACTATCCCAGTTTCCAGCAATGCAGAACTCATCCAGCGATTGGTCCCATAAAATGCTGATATATTATCTTCCATTTTTGAAAACAATGGTATTTTTAATATATTATTCAATTATGACCACCTCATTATAAACCAAGTAGCTTTTGCATCATCATGGAATTCAACTCCCAGTATACCGTCATACTCATCATCTATAAGAATAGCACCAACCTTTGCAAATTCAACTTTAATTAACTGTTCACGTTCTTCATCTTCGTAGTAGTGAAATGCATCTGGAAATCTATCATCGATATCGTTTATGAAATTCTGCCACCATGAGGGTTGTGTTAAAAACCCGCCGTCTACCAAATGTAATATCATATGTTTAATAGAAACCAAGTTATACGATGTGCTTCACCGGAAACAGTGCCATGGTCTCGACTATTCGTGTAATCTTCTTCATAATCTAATTTATACTCCTGCATAATCGATTCCTTCCATAACATATCCGATCACTTCTAACGAGCGACCTGCCAGCTTTTGCGTCAAACTTGCTATCAAGATCTTTCCAATTATCGTGTGTTAATTTGTATTTCATACATTTAATAAAAACCAAGTTAGAAGATGTTCATGTTCAAATGTGATGGTTCCAAAACCTTTTAGTTGATCATAATTTCCATGATAGGTATCTTTGATATATTGTTTCATTTCTCGTGATGAACGCATATTCACAATACTAGAATCGGACTCATCACGATAGAATGCTAATTTGTTCCATTGTTTATGTGTTATATTAATTGATATCATGTCCATCTCAATAAAAACCAATTACGATCATCAATAGATTTGAAATATACCCTTATGTAGTTTTCACCAACATACATTACCCCTGCCCATTTATCCCCATCGGGACCAAACTGTTCTAGGCACCAATTATCAATTTCTATTTTGGTAAAGGTTATCTCATAAGTATCGCCAAACACTTCTAAACATACACCATATGGGTGATCGAGATCAGCCCTACTATCAAATGTCTTAAATTTCATGCCCATTGTAATTTGAACTACGTTGCATGTTCTTCTTTTTCAAAAAAGAAATATATTATATATCTATTACCGGTCCACGTATATCTAGTCATCCAACGATACTTTAACGTAATTGGGCATCGACGGCTACCAAACGTTTGGTGACACCATTCTTTTGCCAATAGTACCTTACAGTTTTCATCAGGCCATTCTGGATCAAATGGGATGGTTACTTTATACATTACGAATACCTCAATACAAACCAATTATAATGGGCTTCACTTTCAAATTCGTATACCAGCTTGTCATGGCAATTCTTAAACCGTTTACCCTTGAACTTCGCTAATTCTTTATTAATTGTTTCGTTAATGTGATTTACACCACTCTGGTGATAATTATCACAATCTATAAGGAAATTCGTTTTAACAATTTGTGGTATGTTTTCAAAATAAATTTCAAAAGTCATGACCACCTCACTACAAACCAATTATAATGGGCTTCACTTTCAAATTCGTATACCAGTTCACCTAGACCATTACTAACCCGGTTACCTTTACACTTCGCTAATTCATGATTTCGTCTTGTGTCGAAATCATACTTGGATACAAAATCATCATATTTACCACATGCTGTTAGAAAATTCTCTCTAGTTATGTCTGGTATGTTTTTAAACTTAACTTCAAATGTCATGACCACCTCAATACAAACCAATTATAATGGGCTTCTGATTCAAACACAAGTTGATTTGTTATGTTATTATAGGTTGCTTTGAATTTTTCTAGTTCTTGACGAACGTTAACCCAATATCTTGTACCGTTTTCATTCTTGTTACAATGGTCGTTAAACCGTCTATAGTTAATGGGTAAATTGTGCTCACTTATTACAAACGTCATGACCACCTCAATAAAAACCACTGGTAGACATCTTCACGTAAATCGAACCCACTGAACAGGTCTACCATTCTTCTATTGGCAGAGTAACGCCAACTACCCATAGGTAGTTCAACTATCCAATCGTCCACTTCATGTTTCATAGTAATTACAGTATACCATATACCATCTACGTCGGTAAGCTTTCTGGTGGTTTTGTAGGGTACCCCAAATGGATTATAGGGTGCGTAATAAAACAACCCATCAGTTTCTGTCATAGCCCCACCTCATTATAAACCAATTGCGATCTGATTCTTTTTCAAAATAAAACGTATTATTAAATCTAGTAGGGTCCCAGAAAAATCGAGCTGGCCTTGTAAAAAACCACCATGACTTAACGCAACTATTATGGCCAACACACCAATTGTATTGTTCTAACAAGTCATTAGACATGGGTAGGGATGCAATATAATAACGTGCTTTAAGACCCTCTAATCTACCTTCCGCAGAGATCATTAACTATACCTTATTAAGAACCAATTATACTGGGCAAGACTTTCAAATTCAAGAACATAATCAAACGTAGTCCTGTATATAATACCATGGCATTCTTCAATTACATCTCGCCAACTTGCCGTATCATACCCTAATTTGTTTCTTATTGAGTTTGGTACATTAGACGCAGTGATACGATAGGGTTTAAGTATTAACTTATCTTCGTTGTTTGACATTCGAACCTCAAGCAAAACCAGTTATAATCTTGATCATTTAAAAATGATAATCTAATTCGGGCTGGGTGTCTTTTGATACCACTACCGGTATAAATGTACATAGTCCATCGATAGTTGTCTGATGGGGTGTACGAGTATCCACCTGGACCAAATTGTTTTCCACACCATGCACTAATATCGAATGGGCTATTGTTTTTAAGAGTTACATCACAAACGATCATCCCCACCTCATCATAAACCAATTACGGTCAACTTCTTTTTCAAAATACCAGGTTGAATAATAATAACTGTAAACATATCGTGCATCACGTTCAAAAAACCAAAAGAATTTGACCTTACTTTTATGATTATCGCACCATTCCTCTTTGGCATCAATAAATGAATTCCAGCCAATATCTTCTTTGATTTGTACGGTGTAAAACTTTAATGCAACCTCAGTCGTGAAAAATACTTTTTTCATCCCCACCTCATCATAAACCAATTACGATCTTGTTCTGTCATAAACAGAATCCTAGTATTTTCGAACAACAATTCACTAGCAGCAATAATCCATTTATCTTCTTCAAATGTCTCTTCACACCAATCAAGGTAGTCCTCTATATACTGCTCATCATTTTCCTCTATTTCTACAACATAAATGTCGGTATCAGTGTATGATTTCATTATGCCCACCTCAACACAAACCAGGTGTATTCTGCATCAGTGATCTCTATCTGAAAGGTATCATCAATCCAAGCAATTTGTTTAATACCGGTATCTCGTAAACATTCATCCCAGGTATTAAATTGCCATTTCTCCGAATAATAATCGGTGAACTTTTCAAAATCTAATATGTTGATTATTCTCATGACCACCTCAATAAGAACCAATTGGCTTTAGCTTCATTTTCGAAAGTCATACCAATGATTGATCCTGGAACGTTCGAGCTTCTTAAAATTGGTTCAGCACCTGCCTTGCGGACTTCATTTATGATGAAATCAACCCGTTCGGAATCTCGGGAATACGTATCCCAACCACCTCGTTCATCACAATCCTTTATGAAATTAACCCACCAACCAGCTTGATCTGCTATAGAACCAACTCTTAAATGTAGTATTTTCATGACCACCTCAATACAAACCAATTCTTATCATCTTCATGTCTAAAAAAATACTTACCCCAATGATCGGTAAACCATCTATCAAGATCATTACTACGATCAAAGTTTGACAAACACCATTCACAAATTTCGGCATTCATGATACTAGAAATATGAACGACATGGTAATAGAATACCTCGCCGTTTGCTTCAAATCTAGTTTGAGTAATATGATTGATTAAGCCCATTTTAATAGAAACCAAGTAGCTTTTGCATCATCATTAAAAATAACAGTGTTGTTGGAGGGATTAACCACCGCATCATATTCTTTCAATATCTGATTGATTGAATCAAAGCCATACCATGGTTCTATTATATCTGAGTAATAATCAACAAAATTAAACCACCATGGTTCACATGCATTTAGCTGATTATAATTTTTTTTACTGAAATGAATTATGACCATTTGATAATAAACCAATTCTTATGCGCTTCACTTTCGAATTTTAAATATCGACGACAAACATTTCCATTTACACTGTATGCATGGGTATATTCAGCATGATATTTTTTTAATAACTCATTTAATCTGGTTATTGCATCAGCTACTGGTAATTCGTAAATATCGGTAGACTCTATTTCAATCTGACTGAATTTACGCCAAACTGCTGGACAATCTTCTAAAAAAGATGTTAATTCTATTTCTGTATTCATGAAAATCTTAATAAAAACCAAGTGTAATATTTTTCGGATTCAAACTCGTAATACAACAGGTGATCACGCATAACTCTTTTAAATCGATACTTGCTCATCAATTCTTCATAACCCTCGACTGTCTCAACAAGTTTGTATTCTTTGATGTAATTATACCTGACACGATATGGTATGTCAAAGAATCTTACTGAATACGTCATGACCATTTTAAAACGAACCACGTGTAATCTTCATCCGACATACGTATATAAGTACCAAAATAATTATCGTTAGGATCAGCAATTGCACTTTTATATCCATTAGCTCTAACACTTTCTTCCCAGGTATCATATTCATCATTTTGACACTCTTTTTTATATTTTGGGAAATTAGTTATCTTAATCGTTTTCATGACCACCTCAATACAAACCAATTCTTATGTGCTTCATTTTTAAATGTAATACGTGTATAGGTAGTGTTCCATTCCGCCTCTATAACATGTGGTAATGATTTTATATATTGTATCCACGGTATCCACGAATCTAAACGATCCCATTCCTTGGAGAGATTATCATCCATGGCTGAGAAAGTGAATACTTTTAAATGTATCATGCATGACCACCTAATTAGAAACCAATTACGATCTGATTCTTTTTCAAAATAAAACGTATTGGTATTAACTAAACTCATACATTCAAATTTAGCATCACGTTCAAAAAACCATAAGAACCTTATCTTACTTTTATGTTCGTAGCACCACCTAACCTGATCCATAAACTTATATTCGTTATCCCGGTTTGTGATTTCTGCTTTAAATCCTTTATTAATAATACGTAAACTCCGGTTCATGACCACCTCAAAATAAACCAGTTCTTATGTGCTTCACTTTCAAATGTAATAAGTGTATAGGGATTCAGCAACCTATCAATCCATTCTGCATCCTTAACATAAGTTAATGATTTCAAATAACGTAACCATTCATCTATATTAATATCTTCTGCTTCCCATTCTGCTTCAAGATTTTCATCTATATTAGATGGTGAAGGTATTCTTAATTGTATCATGACCACCTCAATACAAACCAAGTGTAATGTGCTTCGCTTTCAAAAATGGCTAGATTATCACTGGTATACTCACAATGAAACTTTGCCAATTCTGCTCTAAAAACACTGAGATCGTCATAGGGATGAACATATTTGTCACAAAAGTTTTTTCGAGGGTTGAACGGTATTTCTATCCAATCGATAGTAAAACTCATGACCACCTCAATACAAACCAAGTGTATTCTTCATCATCCATATACCAAGAACCATAAGATCTAAACTTGGTTGATTTATACCCGGCAGCTATTAGACTATCAGACATTAGCACCGAATTGGGAAAGTTTCCTCCAGCATAACTCACAAATTTAGGAAAATCTGTCACATCAAATATCATACTAACTCCATCTCAACAAAAACCAATTATAATGTGCTTCGCTTTCAAAAATGGCTAGATTATCACTGGTATACTCACAATGAAACTTTGCTAATTCTGCTTTAAAAATATTCATATTAATAGGAACAGGATATGCAGCACAAAATTTCCGTCGAACATCGTATGGTATAGATGGCCATTCAATAGTAAAACTCATGACCACCTCAATACAAACCAATTATAACAGGCTTCGTTTTCAAAAACAAACAAATCATTGTTAGATTTATCGTGTATTGCATTAAATTTGGCAAGTTCAACTGCTTCGTTTCGTATACACATCTCATAATCGAGTTGTTTATGTTCCCACAAGCAAAAATCTTCAAAATTTTTTTTTACATTTTTAGGTAACATCTTATAATTAATTGTAAAACTCATGACCACCTCAATACAAACCAAGTCTTATATTCTTCTTTGTCAAATGCCAAGGCTTCTATATCATTAATACGTCTATCATAAATCTTTGATGCATGATACTCTTCTTTAAGAATTTTAGTAGTTACCCGCCGAAAATCACTTCCAAAATCATTTGGGTATTTTAATCGGCAATCATGGATAAAGTTTTGCCACCAGATTGGGGTAGATTCGAAGATACATCCTGGTATTTCTAATCGATGCATTATGACCACCTCAATAAGAACCAATGATACATAGCTTCATCGTTAAAATGAAAACATGATTTAGAATGATCATATTTCGCACCAAATTTATTCAACTCATCATTTATCGTTGCCCAATATTTGCCTGTGCCAACCATATGGCTACATTGATCGTGTAAATTTTTTAAAACAACCTTTGGGACTATCTTCGAATCAATTTTTATAGTCATGACCACCTCAATAAGAACCAAGTATACTCTTCATCTGATATCCATAATCTTTCACCAAACGCTGAACAAGTAACTGCACTTTTAAATCCATTAGCCCTAACACTAGCTTCCCATGTACTGTATCCATCGTTTATAAATTCTGTTTTGTATTTTGGAAAATAATATAAATCGAGTATTTTCATGAATACCTCAATATAAACCAAGTCTTATGTTCTTCACTATCAAATGTGATCAAGGTATATTCTTTACCAGGTTTACTAGCAACAAACTGTGCAGATTTAACGTGAGGTAATGATTCTATATACCTTGTCCAATGACTGAATTCATAAAATTCTGATAATTCCCATTCATCCTTATACCAGGTATAAGTTTGACTACTAAAAAATAGCCGAGTCAGTTTATGATATAACGCAGTACCCTCTTTTAAATATAACTCACTCATGACCACCTCAATAAAAACCAAGTATATTCTTCATCATGTTCAAATACATATGTCCAATTTTCTTTATCAAATGTTGCACGATATTCATTAAACACCCAATCTAAATAAATTATAGTACACCCAGGCTCCCATACATTCAACGAGTAATATTCACGCATGGCTAAACACGGTGCTGACTCTAATGAGATCGACTTCATGACCACCTCAAGACAAACCAAGTATATTCTTCTTCACTTAATTGCCATGATTTATTATCTTTTGAAAAAATTACATACATTGCCGATTTAAAACCCATTCGTCGCATACATTCATCACCCTTTAACCGAGAATAAGGCTCAGATTGCCATGCAGCAATGAATTTTTTAAATTTATAGATGTCAATGTTTTTCATGAATACCTTATTAAAAACCATGTATATTCTTCATCACTCAAGCCCCAACCAACCTCAATATTAACAAACCTTGCTGATTTGAATCCAACCTGTCTCATATAATAATCAGCAGCAGCGTGGTGATAACTAGAAAAATCTGGGTATAAAATCCACTCATCTAAAAATCGAGGAAAATCGCTAATATTAAATGTTTTCATAACCATCTCAAAATAAACCAATTGATTATTTCATCTGGTACATTATCGCCGAACTCTATTTCCAGAGCAGGTCTATCATATAAATGTTCATGTCTTACCCGGTAATCTTCCACTTTATGTGCAATAAGCCAATTCGTAACTGCTGGGGTAAGTTTAAATAGTAAACCCTCTAAATAAAAATTCTCAAACCCTATCTTAACCTGTTTCATGACCACCTCAATAAATAAAACGTTTTTAATTCTGGGGTTCTAAATTTAATCGCACCAAATTCGTAATTCCGAATTCGTGGATAATAATCCCCAATATTTTCTGCGCGGATGAAATCACTATTGAAAATGTAACCTTGTCTACGAGCGTCACGTGCCATTTCCCGATACATCGTGCGTGTTAACTCAGTCCACGTCGTATCCATACCACCTCCATGCAAAAAACTCGGCACAATGGATTGTGCTAAACTTAACTATATCATCACCCCATGACCATTTATCATTACCTTGATAAGGGCCGAACACATGATTGCACCACTCCCATATGTCTTGCCTAAATGCACGTCTAATACAGGAAGTATTAATCGAATACGGATACTGTTCTTTTTCTATGACCATTTTAATATAAACCAGGTTAAATATTTTTCGTTTTCAAATGTTAGGGTAATTGACGCATAATTTTCATCTGCTTTTGCATTGACAATGTGCGGATCTAATGAGCCAACAAAAATTTCATAATTTAGCCGGTCAGAGTAGTGGTCATCCTCCCACATAGCCATTAATTTTACATCAAGTGGGCTACCATCATATAAAATAAAATCAATCAAGACCACCTCACTAAAACCCAATTATAACAGGATTCATTGTCGAATTCAATAGAACACTCATTAATTTTTATTGACATCTTAACTCCATCTCAATAAGAACCAATTACTATGTTCCCTATAATCAAACCGAATATAATGGGTATCCCTTCCAGGCGTGTATCCAGTATAATAATAAAAACGATCAGTATTAGGGCCACTACAATGGTCAAATAACCACTCCCATACTTCATCTGACAATCTATTTTCATAGATGCAATTATCATATAAAGTACCAGTCAGCTTAATAGTATGGGGATCAAAAATCATGAATACCTCAATATAAACCAATTCTTATGCGCTTCATTTTCAAATGTGATCAAGGTATGATTATCACCAGCTCTAAAAACAAGCCTTGCTGATTTAACGTGAGGTAATGATTCTATATACCTTGTCCAAGTATCGAACCCATATGATTCTGATGATTCCCATTCCGCTTCGATATTACTATCCATAGTAGATGGTGAGGGTACTTTTAATTCACTCATGACCACCTCAAAATAAACCAAGTTGTGTGTGCGTCATCCTTGAACCAAACATTTGTATATGGGGTATCGTAACGAACCCTGATAATATTCTTGTCAAGTGACTTAATAAATATTTCCCATGATGAAACTCCAGCATTTCTCCATGCATCGTATAACTTCCACTCTATTGTAGAATTATTCTTTATCGTTAATTGACTCATGACCACCTCATTATAAACCAATTCTTATGTGCTTCATTTTCAAATGTAATTAAAGTATAGGACCCACCTATCGACGAACCAATAGTAATCCATTTCGCATCTTTAACATAGGGTAATGATTTTATAACTTCTTCCCAATCATTATTCACGCCACTACGTACATACTCTTCAAGATTTTAATCCATTGCTGAGTTAAAAAGTACTTTTACTTGACTCATGACCACCTCAATACAAACCAATTCTTATGTGCTTCACTTTCAAATGTGATCAAAGTATATGATGGATTATCACCACCATTCCATTCACGCTCATGCCAGGTTGCATCAATGACCGTGGGTAATGATTTCAAATAATCCAACCAATCATCAATCTGATAAAATTCACTAGCCCACCCAGATTCAAGATTAACATCTATCGTTGAACTAGACATTATAATTAACTCACTCATGAATATTTTAATAAAAACCAAGTCTTATGTGCTTCATTATCAAATTCAATCTGCATAACTTCAACACCACCCAATTTAACACGGTCAACACTAACTATATTGTCATCAAGCGATTTGATAAAACTATACCACCCAACAATACTAGATGCCAAATATAAATCAGACAGTTTCTTATATAATGGTAAATTATTACCCATATACAATACACTCATGAATACCTCAATATAAACCAAGTCTTATGTGCTTCACTGTTAAATGTGATTCTTGTAATACTACCCGTTAAACCACTGACATCAATAATGTTCTCATCAAGCGATTTAACAAACTTATACCAAGCACGTGTTTGACTACTAAAAAATAGCCGAGTCAGTTTATGATCTAACGCAGTACCCTCTTTTAAATATAACTCACTCATGAATACCTCAATAAAAACCAAGTCTTACCTTCAGCACTATCAAATATAATTTCTTTGACCTCATTATCAAGCCTATCTAAACTCCCATGATATTTCTGTAATTCCTGATTAATTAGATACCAGGTATCATCACGATCTGGCCAATCTGAATACCTGGACATCAGTTCTCTCACCATGGTCTTCCATTCATTCGTACAACTGTCCCAAGCAGTTGCACCAATAATGCTTGGTTTATAAATGCTTAATCTAATCATGACCACCTCAATACAAACCAAGTATATTCTTCTTCGCTCAACCCCCATGCATTCACAGTACCATTGGCTTTGAATGTTGCAGTTTTATAACCCATTCTTCTCATCGTATCATCGAGCGTACCTGAATAGTTTAGTGCTTCTTTTCTAAAATTGGGAAAATCTTTAATATTAAAATATACCCTATTCATGACCACCTCAATATAAACCAATTCTTACGTGCATCATCATCAAACCAAATATCAGTGTATGGATTAGCATACCGAACACTAATAATATTCTTGTCAAGTGACTTAATAAAGGCTACCCATGTTATAGCTGGACTATTCCGCCATTCATCATATAACTTTCTCTCCAAAGCAGATTTATTCTTTATCGTTAATTGACTCATGACCACCTCAATAAAAACCAAGTCTTATGTGCTTCAGTTGCAAACTCAACGTAGGTAATAAATCTGTTATATGAAACACTGGATATCCCAACTTCATGCCTTGCTATATCCAGCCACTCTATTGTACCATAATATTTGGCTATATTGTCTTCTAAAGTTGATATCACTGGTATCTCCAATATACAACTCATGACCACCTCAATACAAACCAAGTCTTATGTTCTTCTGTGTTGAATTTAACTATAGTACCATTGACCCCATTAACTGTTGCAGCACGAACATCAATTATACCCTTACTAATCGATAATAAATAATTAGACCATTGAATATCATCAGCACAATCAGGTATATACCATTGCTCTTCTAACTTATAGTCCATAACAGAACCATAGGGTATATGTAACATACAACTCATGACCACCTCAAAATAAACCAATTATAATAGGCTTCTGACTCAAATGTCAAGGTATATTGATGTATATCATACGTGACATGGTATCGATTTAATTCTGATTCGCGTACCACCAATTGTTTTTCAAAGCTCATTCCAAGCCATCCCTGCTCGTATAACGACATGGTAAAATTAACCCACCATTCATCCATCAGTGAAGGTTTGATGGTTATCATGACCACCTCAATAAGAACCAAGTATAATCTTCATCTGATAAATCTAACACCGTGCCAAAAAAAGGATGGACAGCATTAACTTTTACACTTTTATATCCATTAGCCCTAATACTATCTTCCCATGTATCGTATCCATCATTGTGAAACTCGGTTGTGTATTTTGGAAAATCATTTATCTTAATTGTTTTCATGACCACCTCAATACAAACCAATTACGATCTTCTTCATTACTAAACGCCAATCGATAAAATGGCCAGTTTTCCCAGGTTAACATGAAACTACCCTTACAATTCTTTTTCAACCATTCAGAAGTTTCATAGGTTAACATAACTCTACCACTCGCTTGAATTGTCCAAGTGGTTGTATGCAATATATCTACATAATATATCATGAGTATTTTATTAAGAAAAAAGTTTTAGATTCGTCTGATTTAAATACAATAGTAGTACAACCGGTTTCACTACCTGATTGAATATATTCGGCATCAATAATTCCATAATACCCAATAATAAGGTCTTCCCAAACTACGTTGTTGAATTCTTCACGTAATTTATGATCCATGCTTGAATTTATTTTTACTTTTAGTTGTATCATGAATACCTCAATATAAACCAAGTATAATCCGATTTCTTTCTAAATGCAAATTGAGCACTGCCAAAACCCTTACTCCATACATTACGATCAACATTTTTGATGTTTTTATGAATCCAGTCTACTACCTCGGCATAACCTTCCAAATCTGCAACAAATCCAAGTAAGTTGAGTTGTTTAACCGTATATACCCCAGCCCATCCTTCTGGAAGATCCATGTAATAACCATCTGATGTAATAGGCCAATTGCCTGTAAATATATTCTTCATGAATACCTCAATATAAACCAAGTCTTATGTTCTTCACTATCAAATGTGATCAAGGTATATGAATCACCATCCCCATAAACAAACTTTGCATCTTTAACATGCGGTAATGATTCTATATACCCAGTCCAAGAAATGTCGTACCCATAAAATTTCTCTGATAACTCCCATTCCGCATAGATATTACGATCCATAGATGAGAAAGTGACTACCTTTAATTGACTCATGACCACCTCAATAAAAACCAAGTCTTATGTTCTTCATTACCAAATCCATAGGTAGAACCAGTATACTCCCATTTCTCAAACGCCCATACCCGGTCTTTTCTATTGAGTACTAGCCTTCTACCGGACGATAGTGTTAAATAATCATGCCCAAACTGTGATCTTAACCATGCTGACGCTTCTACACTATCACTTTTTATAGTAGCTTTAAACGGGTATTTCTTTTTCCATCCTAATTTTTGACTCATGCATACCTCATTAAGAACCAAGTCTTATGTGCTTCACTCTCAAATGTAATATCAGTGTAAAAGGGAGCAACAAAAACATCAACTATATTATCATCAAGTGTTTTAATAAACTCAGGCCAATTATAATAACTAGATGCCATATATAACTTAACAATGTTAAGACCCACTCGTGATTCCCTATATAACGTAAGTGTAAGTACATTCATGACCACCTCAATATAAACCAAGTAAAATCCACATCATCCATACACCAACCTTGCCCAGGTTCAGCCATAATCGCAGATCTATATCCTTCACGTATCATTATCTCACTATATAAGGGTCTTTTACCGGTTCTCTCCAGTTCATCTTTAGCAATACGTTTTGCATAATAGTAAAAATTTGGGTAGTCAGATATATGAAACTGCTTCATGAAAACCTCAACACAAACCAGGTATATTCTTCTTCACTTAAACCCCATGCATTAGGACCTTGAAGTCTGAATTTTGCAGATTTAAACCCCATTCTTCTCATCGTATCATCGAGCGTACCTGAATAGTTTAGTGCTTCTTTTCTAAAATTGGGAAAATCTTTAATATTAAAATATACCCTATTCATGACCACCTCAATACAAACCAAGTATACTCAATATCATCCATCTCATATATTAAATCATTATAATCATGCACCCTGGCAGATGGAAATCCATTATTACGTAAACTAGCTTCCCATGTATCATACCCATCACCAGCAGCAAACCTACGAAATTTCGGAAACCCCATTAAATTAAAAATCATAAAAACCTCAATATAAACCAAGTCCAATGCTCATCACTCATAGAATACGAATTTTCACGTCCAAACGGCCCATGCTGATCAACTGAACTATATCCAGCCCTTTTTAAACTATCATACCAAGTACCACTGTCACTTTCATATTCTTCAAGAAACTTCGGAAACTCCAGTAAATTAAAATACTTCATGACCACCTCAATACAAATAACGTATAATACGCTTCATTTTCAAATTCGATAACATCATGGTTAGAAATAGTCGCATGAAATTTTAATAACTCATTACGCTCAACTTGCTGACATAACAAGTCACCTATCGATGGATCAATACCAGCAGTCCAACCACAATGCTCCTCAAGATTGCTTTTTATTGATGTAGGTAAATCATCATACAATATACAAAATGTCATGACCACCTCAATATAAACCAGGTATACTCTTCTTCACTCAAACTATGCCTGGGATAACTAGTACAATCATACCGATACGTCTTAAACCCATGTAACTCAAACGACTCAACCCAATTCAACTCCTGTGTCTCATTCATGAATTTACGGAAGGTAGATGCACTAAATTTTACTCGCTTCATGATCACCTCAATATACCAAAACACAATACTACCACATCTCACTATCACAGTCAATACAAAACCCGGTGTAAAACCCGGGTTAACTCTAATGCATATATCGATTGCCCTTACTCAAATTATCTACCGCCCACAACGGCTGAAAATTACTGTAATGATTCAACGCTATAATCTCCATTTCATCCATACCATACGATACCGGTATCTTATGATCTAAATGCCACTCCGATCGATTATCCCAACTCATACCCTCAACAAACTGACTTTCAATATACACCTTAAACTCCTCATATGAACATCCTAATATCTCATAAGTCTTACTACTCTTTGTATAACCCATTCTAGTTATAGAATTATGAATACGTGCACGTATATTACGCCTTAACCTATATAATGGATCACAATTTCTACGATTCTTATCGTATACTATAGCCTGTTCGGTTAACCTAGCTCGATTAGATTTCCTATATTCCTTCTGATATTCCTTTCTCTTATCCTTATTAGTTTCATAATATTCCTTCTTATATTCCTCATTATAATATACCTTCTGATATTCCTTTATCTTATCTCGATTGGTTTCACGATATTCCTTCTTATATTCCTTTATCTTGTCATTGTTAACTTCATTATATTCCTTATTATATGCAGATACACATGCCTTACACTGGTTCCGATCCTTTCGAAATAAACTAACCAACTTAACCTCACCACACTTACTACACTTCTTTTCCATTCATCTCTCCTTAAATCCATCCATTATATCATACAAAAACCACTACTGTCAATATCATACATAAAACACTTGACACAAACTCCTTTACATTGTACACTAGGTAAATACTTAATATCTTATAGGATTCAACTATGGAACTATCTTTCGAAATGCACTTCAATACTCATAGCGTTAAAGTAACTAAACTCGATAACGGTGAAATTAGATGCTGGAAAATTAAACCTATCGATCAACATAATACCAGAGTAGACTTCCAACTCTTTAATAATACTAATGATGCATCTGACTTCATCATCACTCCATTCCCATCTATCTCATGGAATATCAACATCGATTGCTAGCTGCAACATTAACTTATGACTATACATACCCAAATAAAACACATCATACAACACTATAAACCAGGTAATGATATTCAACAACTACTCGAAGATGCACTCAATAAAGTCTATGATTCAGCATTCACAGAAGGCCATACCGAAGGCGAACAATGGGGTTTTAAACTAGGCGAAGATGAAGGTTACTCTAATGGATTCAATCACGGTAAAGAAAAAGGCTTTCAAGAAGGCTATGACGAAGGATTCGATAAAGGTGATGAACACGGGTATACTGAAGGCTACAACGCAGGATATCAATCCAATTCATAACATTGCTAGCTGTGTATACTATATCCTATACTTTGCTAGCTGTGTATACTACAGTCCAATAACATATCCTTACATAGTGTATATACACATAATATCAACAACAGATAATAGCGAAAAACTATAATAGCGATACAATAGTATCAACAACAGATAATATCAACAACAGATAATATCAACAACAGATAATAGCGAAAAACTATAATATCAACAACAGATAATATCAACAACAGATAATATCGAAAAACTATAATAGCGATACAATAGTATTTTAGCATGGCCAAAAATTTTAGCATAACTCTATATTATACCATTTTTTACGCTTTGGTGTCAACCCTTTTCTTCACGATTAAAAACTTATTGACAGGATGATATGGATATGGTAGAATGCTAGCTGTACTGTTTAATGATAAGATAGGAGAGTAGAATGAGTAGGTATGAGCGTATAATGACCTGGGCACGAGAGCGTTATACAGTGGATGGGCGATTGGTATATGCTATAGGCAAACATCTGACAGTGTATGCCAGGATAGAAGAGTTGGCTTTTAATCGTTATATATTAAAGAGGTATTGACAAATGATATTGCTAGCTGTATCATATGAGAATATTTACTAGTATGGGGACCAGGAGTACTATTGCTGTGCAGCATGCTACTGGCAGGATCTCGATGATCAGATGCCAATGGGATGGATATCCGCATCATGTTGG